AAAGTTTCAGCAACTTCAATGATATCAGATTTTCTATCCATTGATTCTTGATATTTGTTGTATGTAGAAACGATTTCTAAGAAGTGTTTTTTAACTTCGTTAGATAATCCTCTATCTTCTGATTCTTTAAGTATATCTGTTAGTTTCATATCTCTCCTTATTTAATCTTTTTACCTCTCTTAATATCTCTTTGTAAATCCATAAGAGCGTTAATTTGGTCTTGTATTGCTTGTTCTAAACTTACAGTTCTATATTTGGCTTGTTTTCTAACAGCCAACATAGCAATTCTTTTTTCTTCAGTAGAAGGTCCTTCGTTAAGTCCTAGCTCTTCCAATACTTTCTTTTGTTCAATAATATCTTTTAACTTTATCATCTTAACTTTTCCTCTTCAGTTGTTTGTGAACATCTTTGATTCTATCCATAAGATTATCTAAATGGTCCATTGCCTCAAGAACACCATCTTCTTCTAAAGATTCAAGTGCTTCTGAAAAATCAATCTTTGCAACACCTGCTAAGTTTTTTAAATCTCTTTCAAGTTTTTTGTGTTTACCTTCTGGTAATAAATTTCCTAACTTCAATCTTCCTTCGTTACGAGATGAACTTGCATCTTTAAAAGATTTTAATATTGTATTTGCTAATTTATGAGAACCATTCATTTTTAAATCATATACCAGACCTTCGATTGCTGTAGCTCCAGCCCATCCAGATTCTTGAGATGATTTTACTCCTAATTCATATGCATCATCATCCACATTATCCGCATATTGAGAAGCGTACTTACTTCTAATCGCATCTATCTTTTTATCATAATCTTTATCATCTATCGATGGGTAATTTGGCTTTTCTCTCAATTCAGGTTTACCTTCTAAATCAGCAACTAACCATCTTGCTTCAGTATGGAAGTTAGCATCAGTTAATGCTTCATATGCGGCTTGAGCCATTTTCTTTTCATATTCTTCTTTACCTAACTTTTGTGGTGTAATTCCAGCTTTCTGTGCAGCTTTACGAACTGCTTTATTAACTTTAGGGTCTGCTTGACCAGTTCCTTTTACTGAGTTAGGTTGTGAAAGATTATCACTATCATCTTTAGGTTCTTCTTTTCCACCTTTAAGTTTTTGTCCTAACTCTTTAGCGTATGCTACAGCATCTTCTTGGTTATCAAATGATTTATAAGTATCATTATCTTCTCCAGTATCTATATCACTTAATGATACTGAAAATGGTTTTCCATCAATTTCATCATTACCAATAGTAATTGCGTTTCTTGAATCACCTACCATATATTCAATTGCACCACCACTATTTAAATCTACACTTCCATCTAATCCTAATTCTTTATTTAGGTAATCTTTTACTGAGATGGCTGTATCCGAACTCATTCCTCCATCACCATCTTTATCTAATTTAGGTGCAGATGATTTAGGTTCATCTTTATCTTTTTGCCCGGCAGAAGAGTCACCTCCCTTCGCTGCCTTATCTTTATTGAATATGTTTACTTTCGGTTTATCGGTTGGGTCTTTTACTGCACCATCCTTATCATCTTTTCTTTTTTCGTGTGTACCTGCTTTGATTGCAGCATCTCTTGCTGCTTTTGATTTGAATACAGAAGTTGTACCAGTTTCTTTACTCGTAGCAGTGAAAACATCTGCTTCAGTAATTGGTTTTAAATCTATTAATCCACCTAATTTTATCATGATAATTCCGTTATTATTTCTCTTATTAAATCGTGTGCTTTACAATAATCTCCACAAACTTCCTCAGTAACATATTGTTTTGATTCGTTCATTGGAGTCATAAATGCACCATGCGTAGACGGGTTGGATACAAAATCCCAACCTATTAGTTCGAAATCATCACCAACAGTTACACCACCATTATTTCTTGGTTCTACTGAACCCATACCTCTTGATGAGATACCTAATAGAATACCAGCTTTTAACAATTCTTTAAGAATGTTACCAGATGGTGTTGGGAGGATTTCAACAGTTCCCATCAAATCATTTCCTTCCCAATGGATTTCTCTAACGTTGTGTGATACGTTCTTTAAATTTATTACAGAAGATTCTGGATGGTCTAACTCACCCAATGCTCTTCTTTCTTTAATGAGAGTTTCATACTTCTTAGCTTCTCTCATTAGAATTTCTTTAGGATAGACTCTTTCGTTTTGGTTAGGCGCTTCAGCTCTCTGCAAGATTCCCTTTACGATAGTTCTACCTGATGAATCTTCGTTTATTTTACCTTCGAATAATTGTGTTTCTATAAGTAAATTTTTCATTATGCTCCCCAACTTCTACGTTTTTTAAATAATTCAAAAAATATTGCTGAAACCTCTTGTCTGATAATCTTACGAATCTTATCTTCATCTTCGTTAGTTACCTCTTCATTAATAATAGAAACACCACCATACTTATGGATTAGTATTTCTTCTTTAACGATTTGTTTCAACCTTTCTACTTTCATTTTTTAACCTTTTTTTTCGCCTTTGCCCTTCCAAGCAGAATCGATTTTGTTAAAAAATGCTTTCTTTTCTTCATCAGACATTTGAGGAATAGACTTACCAGATTTTTTCAATGCCTTAGCAAAGAACTTCTGATATTCTGTTTCTTCTCTCAATACATCTTTTATGATTTCTTTTAATCTTTCCTTTGATATTTTCATTGGTCTAACTCCTTTATACTATTAACAATATTAATTAACCTTTCCTTTATCTTATAAATATGAGTATTTGTTCTTTTCCAATACTTATCTTTGTTTAACTCATTCATAGAACGAATCTTATTGTACCATCTAAAGAACATCTCAACTTCAGCTAATTGATATTTTAATTCTTTTAATCCTAAAGCTAATTTATGATTTGGAGTTTTCGTTTCATCATTCTTCAACTCTAACCATCTATTTACAGGTCTTTTTATCTTCTTACCTTCGCCTACAATCCTATATCCCATTTGTTGAGCTATTCTTTTTCTCTTTTCTTTGTTCTTCTTTTTCTTACCAGTAAAAGCGTAGGGAGTATCGAAGCCATCAATATTGGCTGTTGTAGTTACCTCTTCCAACTCTTCTTCCATTTCCTGAACAAGATTACGAATATATTCTTTAAGCTTTGTTTCTAACATTTTTTATTTCACTAATCAATTCATATGCTATCATCATAGCAGAAACCTGATTGTCTGAAACTACCCTACCAATTTTTGTTTTTTTCAAAACATTGATAGTTTCTTTTAACTTTATTTTCGTAACCTTATCTTTAACCTCTTTATGTTGTTTTACCAACTGAGTAATGACTTCTTTGAGTTGTTGAGTATAGTATTCTGTAAATTTGGAAGTATTACTTACATTGTTAATATAGTTTTTTAACAATGCTTTTTGAGATTCATTTAATTTTTGATGTTTTTTATTGAAAGTTTCTAACAATACTTTATATGTTAAGAATCTTTCTTCTTTATTCTGAGTTTTAAACTCTGAAATTGTTTTATCCTCAACAAGTTGTGCTTTATTTTCTAATTCACCACCTATTAAGTTTTCTACGATAGTGTACTTTGAATTAAATACATCTTTTATATCGTAATTTTCTTTGTTTTGAGATTCAAATATTTTATAAATGGAAGCCATCACCTTATAGTTTGTAATTGGTGATGATAAAAATTGATTAATATCAAAAGATTCTTGAATTTTTTTAACTAAATTGTATTTTTCTTTAGTTAACTTTTTTGCATCAATTCTTTTTCTAGCTTCTAAGATAGTATCAATAAATTTTTCTGCTCTACTCTCTGATTTATACTTTTCTTCAGAAAGCATTTGATATAATCTTAGTTCTTTTCCTAATTCTGTCCTATTGTTATAAAATTCTTTGAGAATTTTTTGTGCGTTTTCGTTATTATCTCCGTTTAAGACTTCAAAAGTTATCTGTCTGACCAATAGTTCAAACAGAATTCCGGTATTCTTAAACTTACTATGTTTAATTTTTTTCATTTTACTTCCTAATTTGATAGAATACTAAATCTCTATTATAAATATAAAAATATTTATTAAAGAGAATTTATTCATCTATAATGTTATTTTCATCCAACATATCTGTCTCTTTGAGAAACTTTCGTTTTGATGAAACACCATTAACTATACTCTTAATTTTATCAGATGATAACCTGGTTTCCTTCTTCAACGCAGATTTGCGTTCTTTGTCCCCAAGAGGGTCTCTACCATAAGGATGTTTGTCTTTCTTATAAGTATTACCTTCTCTCGGTCTACCACCTTTATCTTTTAACTCATTTTTAAGATTTTCCAAAGATTCTTCAACATCCATAGCTTCCTCATCTTCTTTAGCTGGGTCATTACCCTCATCTTCGATTGAACGGAATCTGTATCTATCTTTTAAATCTTCAATCATCGTTTCTCTTTGTTTATCAGATTCACCTCTACTCAATTTAAAGATATTATCATATACCCATTCCTTAGATAACATATTCAACCCTTGAATATCTTGTGCTAATCTAATCTTTTCACTCCAAAGATTTACTTTTTCTTGCTCATATATCATTGATGGGTTAACCAATCCTAATTCAAAGTTAGTCAACTCTGCATCTGTAATACCTTGTGAGTATAAGTGAACGATTGCAATCTTTGTTAACTCAGAAATTACAATTCTTTGGATTCTTTCAATTGTTCTTGCGAATCTAACATCTTCAGCTGCTAATGTTGCCTTACCATTAACCTGCTCTTCGTATCCTAAATAAGCTTTTGGTATTTTAAGAGCTGCGAATAGTTTGTTTTTAAGATAATCGATATCTTCAATGTTACTAAACTCTAAACCTGATAGGTTTTCGATGTTAGTACCACTATCACCACCTCTAACTGGTAAGTAAAAATCTTCTGTAAGGTTTTGTATATTGTATTTTAGGTTGTAATCACCTGTATTTTGGTCAACAAATGGAATCTTCTTCATTTTGTTGATGATTCTTTGCATATAGTTATCCACTTCGTTTGGTGGGATGTTACCTATATCAATTTTGAACACTCTCTTTTCAGGTGCTCTCATAATTCTATGAATCAACATAGCATCTTCCATCAAAGATAATTGTTTCCATAATCTTCTACCATTTTCAATCATAGCTTTACCATATGGTAGGAAGTTTGTATCTGCTAACAATCTAAAGTGTGCTATTTCGAAGTTATCGTAATCCACTTTACCTAATGCATCATCTTCTACGTGGAATTTTACAAAGTTTGGATTGTTAGGGTCTGTATTTTCTAATCTTTCTGTATTATAAACAGATAAAGGAGTTACGTTTACAATACCTTTACCCTCAGCCATCTCCAATGAAAGGAAGAAATCTCCATACTTACACATATTTCTTACCCAAGGCCAAAGATTGAACTCAATATTTAGTACATCATAGAATAAGTTGTTTAGAATCTGTTGTACTTGCTCATTCGATGAACGAACTGTAAGAATATCACCATATTCGTTCTTTAGTGTTGATTCATCAGCGTATATATCTAATGCTGATGCCAAAATAGGGTCATTATCCATCGCATCATAATCTCTGAATAATTCTCTACGAACTTGTTGGTATGCCATTGATTGGGCTGCACCTGCTGATTCGTAAAATCCTTTTTGTAATTTTGTGTATCGGTCTCTTAGATGAGATAAGTTTGTTTTTTGTCTCATATCGACATCAGAAACTTTTCTTCTACCTTTAGCATCGACTCTAACGACTGCTTGTGTAGCGAATAGTTTTCTTAATCTACCGAAAAATGAAGTATCTGCCATTTGTGTTTGCTTTAATTATATAACCTTTATTACCAAGCTCTACAACTCCAATATCTAGCCTTATGTCTTGGGCCAGGATTATCACAGTTGTGTCTTGCTCTGAATGCTTTTCTTCTTGATGGTATATCCTTTTGGATTTGCATAGTTTTTTGACCTGCTTTCTTTGCGGATGAACCACCATGTCCGAAATTCACTTTTACTACGTTTCCTTTTGGGTTTTTAACGTAAACTTTGAATTTTTTAACATCACCTCTCATTGGTTTACCCAATTTTACTTTTCTACCTTGATATTCTGCTTCATTTACATCAGGTTTGTAATGTTTTAAATATTCAATAAGTTCTTTAATGTCTTGTTCGTTCACTACATCATACTCTTCAACCTCTTCGGCTTCATTTCTGATAATGTTTAAGTGATTACTATATAATGCTTTTGTAATATCATCCATAATTAACTCCTTACACTATAAATATATAATTTTTTATTATTACCTAATTAACCAAGTCAAATCCTCATCGGTATCACCAACCTTCTGTGTCCAAGGGTTTCTATCTAATGAACTACCACCACCATAGACACCTTGTCCATGTGTTTGTTGTCCAATACTACCCAAAGCTTGTTTTGTTAAATCAATACCTTCCTGTCTTAATCTCAAAGCGGTATCTCTAACCCACAATCCGATTGCGAATGACATAGTTAAATCATCATTATAACCTTTCATTGCCTCAGCTCTATTTCCACTCCATATAAATGTAAATAATTCATCTATAAGTCGTGATGAACGAACCATACAAGATTTTTCTCTGAAATAATCATCTAATTTAGATATAATCAGAGGTCTTGTCTTAGATGTAGTACTAAAACCAGCTATCATACCTCTTTCTTCTCTTCGATATTTGTTTGTCATCTGATTTTCTACATCTACATATTTTAAATCCTTACTCATATAAAATAAGTTAGGATATCCTCTATCAATTACTTGTTGGATTACTGCCCAACCTATATTTGCGTTTTCAACTACTAATAATGCGTTGTTATACTCAGTTGCTAATGCAACTAAGAAGTTTCCAAAGTCTTTTGTATCTAATTTACCTTTATACTCAGCTACTTGTGAAGCTTGTTCAACATCAAAGACGTGACAAGCAGAGTAATCTGTTGAATCTCCCCTAGCTACATCCGCTACAACCATATAACTTTTGTTGTAATCAGGATATTCCCACTTCCAAAGGTTTCCATCGAATCCAGTCTTTTCAATTGGTTCTTGTATATGTGTTTCTTTGTAGAACATAAGAAGTTGAGGGTCAATCACAGTATCACCAGAAGAAACAAAATCACAATCACATTCTTGTGCTGCTCCTTTTGGTCCTAATAGTTTTTCTTGCTCATCTCTCCAACTTTGGTCTCTTTCAGGGTGTACACTCCAATGTAATCTAATTGTATTGAATCCATTTTCCTCTTCTTCAGCTCCTACCCATGTCTTATGAAAGAAATTACCTACACCATTTGGTGTTGAAAGGATAACTGCACTACCACCAGTAGATAAGGTAGATTGTGCTGATACCCATATATCTTCAATCTTATCAATGAACGCTGCCTCATCAAATACTAATAAGGATAGTGCTTCAGAACGTCCAGCATCACCAGCTGCTGATGTTGCTTTTATCTGAGAACCATTTGAGTATCTCAAAGATAGTTTGTTATCTTCTATAGCAGTTTGTTTTAACCAAGATGGTAAGTTATCATTCATATATCTTACCTTTGTAACTAAGTTCTTAGCTACCTCTTGTTTAGTTGCGATTACTAATACATTAAAATCTGAATTGAACAACATTTTCCATAAAGAAAACCCAGCTACCAAAGTTGATATACCAGTTTGTCTTGATTTGAGAACTATATTATATCTATTCTCATCAAATTGTGTAAGAGTTCTTTCTTGGAATTGAAATAAGTGAAAAGGTATCTTTCCCCTAACAGGATGTTGGATATAACAATACTTCTTCATAAAGTGTATCGGGTCTTTCGCACACTTCTGATATTCAATCTTAATTATATCTTTTAAACTAGCCACTAATCTTTTTTACCTAATTTCCAATACATAGAACCACCAATAAATGGCTCTAATTTAGAATTACCAGTAAGATTGTCTTGTATTTGATTGGAAACTCCTAAATCTAAACTAAACATTTTTTGTTTTTTAGTTTTAAGTAATAAACTACCTCTAAGATTGTTTATAAAGTTAGGTTTATCAAATCCACCACCAAATCCTAAGTACCATTCAGTTTTTGGTAATTCTTTTACAATTTTTGTGTTGTAAACAGTTGGAATTTTGAAAGCCCATTCGATTTCTCTTGATTGTATAGAGTTTTGTGATATTACATCAGTTAAAATACCAAATCCTAAATCACCCGATGGTTTGTTTCCAGCTGAATCTGTAACTTCATCAGGAAAATCGTATGCTAATTGTAAAGTATCAACAACTTTGTAAGATGCAAAATAATCTTGTATGATTTTTAGTGTATCTACATCAATTGGTATCTCTACTTCTTTGATTACTTCCTTTGTAATATATTTTGGTATGTATTTTTCAACATACACTTCTTTTTCTACAACTACAGTATCTATTTTCTGTTCTAACAATTCAAATTGTTCTCCATCAACTTCAACAAGTTCTTTGTCTCCGTTATAATCTGTATCACAACCTCTCATAAAGAGGATGATACCAATCAGGAGTAGAATAAATAATTCTCTCCATCGTTTCAGTATTAAACTAAAGAATATGCTCATAATTTTTCTCCTTTATTCGTTGGAAGGATTCTTCTCTTTTTTGTTTTATATCTTCCAACTCTATTTTACTCTTCTCAACAAACTCACGCATTTCTGCTTTCATTTCTTCTACAGGTCTTGGAAGAGTATAAGTTTCAATAACCTCACCTTCCTCATTTAGTTGTTCGTAAGTTTGTTTCAAATCTTTTATATCTTGCTCTATAGCATCTAATCTTAAAATACCATCTGCCATAGCATTCGAAAACATTTTATATTTTTCGTACTCTTCGTAAATGCCATTTATTCTTAATTCTCTTTCCATTTCTTTATTACAAGAAATACAGAATCCAGTTTTACGAATTAATTTTTTATTGTTTGGTCCGAATTCACCAACATGCTTACAATCTGTACCTTTACATTTATTTTGCTCTGCTAGATATTTTCTAATATCTGAAAATACTTCAGAGTTTTTACCTGTCTTTAAGGTATAACCATCTTTCTTTTCATATCTGTAATGTTCATCTTCCCAAACATCACCAACTTTTCTATCTTCTTTCTTAGAAGTCCATCCAATTTGTGAATTTTTATCATATTCACCACCCGTTCTAACCATATCGGATAGTTTCCTACGAGTTGGATGCATGTATTTTCTTTTGAATTCTTTTGCCATACTATTTTAACATATTATATATGTATATATAAATATCACTAAATTGTAAAAACGTAATTATTAGAAGAAGATACCTAATATTTGGTTTAGAGGTGCAAATGTTCCTGTAAGTTTGAACGTTTTTCCGTTATATGTAAAAACAATACCTTCATTTGGTACTATCTTTTTAGCACCTCCAATAGAATTTAATCTTTGAAGTTCTAATTTTAATTTTTGGATTTTCTTTACATCACCTGATTTCCTAACATCTTTGATTGTTTTATCTAAACGTTTTTTCATATCTCTAATAGCCGAATCAGGATTTACAGTCAATGCTGAACTTACAAATTGTAACACTTCTGCACCTAAACCTAAGAAGATATCTTCAAATGGTCTAATATTATCTTTAGCTATTTTACTATGTTTTTCTTTATCGGTTTTCTTTGCCCAATCTAATGTTTTTGAATCGGAAATATTTTTAGAATCTAATCTAAACTTCTTATCAAAGAAAGCCCATCTTTTAACTAATCCCATTTTGGTTTTGTTATCTAATGTAGTAGGTGATTTTTTGTCTACATAGTTTTCCCAAAAAGCTTGATGGTATTCTGCTACACCATCTGTATCTTTAAGATTATATTTCTTTTGTAATCTTTTTATTTTACCACTATATACAGATTTCTTTTTAGAAAGGTCTTGCGATTTCGGTAATTTAACAACCGGCGGTCCTTCTATTGTATATGATGATTGAACATTTTGATTGACTTGTTTAATCATACCAGCTAACACTCTAGCAGCTCCTTGATTCTCACCAATAGCTACACCCTCTTCATCATACTCCATTGTTCCGTGAAATACTAAGAGTGCTTGTCCATAAGGTACTACATTAACAGATGTTGGATAAATTACCTCTAAGTTCATAAAACAAGCTCCACCTTTGAAAACCTTTTCTCTTTGTTTTTCTGATAAGGAGGAAATAGCCTTAGATAAATCTCTCATCGCAAAGTTGTATGCATCGCTCAGTCCTCCTCTTCCTTGAAACTTGTCCGATACTCCCTTTATATCTAAGGCATTCTCTCCTTTATTTTTAAGGTGTCCTTTATTACGAGCAGCAACCAATCGGTTATCTCTCCAACTAATAGCCAATGCCTGTCCATCAGTTTTTTCTCTTGTGTTTTCTAACGTTCCATCTAACGCTCTATTCACAATATCTTTTAATTGTCCAAATGTAAGGTTTACATCTGAATCAAATGGATGGTTCATATGTCCGTATGCACCACCTTCCATTAAAAGTTTTGATTCATTTATATTTTCTTTTATCGTATGATATTGATACTCTTTATTTGAATCAGTATTTTTTCTTTGATTATCCAATCGTTGATTTATTTTTTTCATATCCTCTTTAGAAGGATAACCCAAAGTTTCGTTCTTAGCTTTGGTTTTCTTTTTCATCTTATTGATGTATGCTCTATAAACTGCAGCTTGTGATTTCTTACCCATCTCTTTAGCTCTTTGTTCCATAGCTACAGCAGCTTGGATTTTGTGTGCATGAGATTTACCACTACTCTTAATCTTACTTACAGATTTTTTAGCATCATCAACTGTTGCGAACTTCAATCCTTTGATTGTACCTTTTGGATTCTCATCAGTATATAAATCAGAATGTGAAGATGATTGTCTATGTTGTCCTTTTTTTCTTGGGATTCTTGCTGCTTCTTTACCATCAAACTTATCTGCTTCTTTTGCTCTCAAAGCTGGAAGGAATCTGAATCTTGCTCTCTTCTGAACTCTTTTCTTTTTTCTCAATACATTTTTATGAACTACCTTTGCTTGTTGAATTGATAAATCCTTTTTCTTCATACCAGGAAATAAATCCTTCATAAACTCATCATAAACTTGTAAGTATGCTTTTTTGTATGCAATCTTTTTTAGTTTAGCAAGAGGTTTTCTTCTCTTCATTGTTCTTGCTCTTCTTCTTGCTATTTGTGCTCTCTTACCAGCCATTGCTGCTTTTCTTCTTAATAGGTCAGCTGGTCTTAATCTACCCTTACTTTCCTCCACATCTTCACCAACTCTCATTAACCCCTTTGGTGGTTGTGCTAATGGATTTACTCCGAAACATCTCGTTCTAAATTGTTCTTCGGTTTCATCTTTCATTGGTTTATCACAACTTTCTTCTAATTCAATTGTAAATCCTTCTTTCATTAGTCGGAAAGTTACAACCTTCTTACCATTGATAGTTGGCATCCCATGCTCATCCTTACCAATTGATTTAACTACTACTTTTTTGTTTTTGAATCTACCCATTAGAATAGTATCTCCAACCTTTACAGGTAACTTAATCATCTCAGTTAGTGATGATTCAAATTCTTTCTCTAAATCCTTTGCTCCCTTTGCATCATCAGTTGATTGTTCTTTATCATCTTTATTAACATCTAACTTTTTGATTACATCATATCCTACCATAGCAGCTTTACGAGTAACATGCTTATACCAATTAGAATATGCACCACTTGAGTAGATATCAATTTGGTTGTTTGGAGTCATCGTACCAATTACACCTGCTGGAAAATAAGATACTGCTTTCTGAGGTCCATCGGGATATTCGGGATGTTCATAGTAATCTTCGAACTTCTCATCACCAATCATATTGACTACGGTGTATCCTAATTTAGCTGCTCTATCAGCTGCTACTTTTCTGAATGTTTTATAATTTGGTATAAAGAAGTTTGGTCCATCATCCACATCCTGTCCACCTAAACCACCAGTGGATATCTCCATCATATATTCTTCTATAATTTCTTTTGGTACAAACAAACCTTCACTAAGTTTATCAGTTACCATTTGGAATATAGTTTTGTTGAACTTACCATAAGCTCTATCTTTGAAGAACTTTTCTTTCTGGTCATCAGAACCCATCGATAATCCTTGTCTAACTTCAGTACCACTTATTGCCCCACCTTGCATCGGTGCTACATAAAGGTATCCTCTATCTTCATATCCTTCTGTTGGATTACCATCATACTTTTGAAAGTATTTGTGTGATAATCTACTAGCATCCTTCTGCCCTACAACAGTTACAAATGCCGTAGTTTCTTTGTTAAATCTTTTAAGAACTTCTTGTGGATTATATGGGTTTTTGACTTGTACGATTTTGGATTTTGGTATTCCAAACATCGTTGTCATAATTTTTACTTTTTCTTTAAAGTTAAAAGGTGAACGTCCTTTTTCTGTTTTGTTGGATGTACCTATGTACACATCAGCTTTTCCAAACTTTTTCTGAAGATGTTGGAAAGTTTTGAAGTGTCCTTTGTGCATGGGTTGGAATCTACCAACATAGACCACCACAGTCTTTTTGATTTTAGATTCTTCCATAAGAATCTGTTCTGCTAAGAAATCGCTTAGTTGACTCATAAATACACCTTATCAGTATATAAATATAAGATTATAAGAAAGGGGATTATTTTTTGTAAATAAACGGGTCTCTCTTTTTGAGCTCCTTTATTCTTTTTTTATACTTTCTTTCCAACTTCCAATCTTTGTACCAAGTTAGTATCTTTTTAAATATATTCATTTTTTATTTTTTTTATAATTGAATCCGCAACTATTTTATGTCCTATAGAACTTAAATGGGTATCAGGACAACCATCTAAAATATCACATAATCTCATATTATATTTATGTTTTATATTGGGATTATTAAAATCTAAAGATGTATCTTCAAATGAATTGTAATCTATCCCATCTATATGTATTGGAATAAAATGATTTGAAAATTTATTTTTCAAAACTTCTCCAAATTCTTTATGCCAAGCTATGAAATAAATTTGAGGATGGTCTTTATTTTTTTGTTTTCTTTCGAAATAAGCTTCTTTGTAAATATTCCATATTTGAGTATGGCACTCGTTTAGTAAATCTTCTTTGGAAAAATTATCTGTAATATAAGTGTTACCACTATTTATGTACTTTTCTGTATTAAATTTTTTTTGATTTTGAAATGTCCAACTTCTACCATAAAAACTCAACTGAACAATAAGAATTTTTGCAACACTAATTGTTGATGATTGTATTAAATGTATTGTGTATCCATTATTACCACCATTTCCAACATTTAAAACTTCGTGATTTACATTAAAGTGTTTAGCTACTAAATTACCAAATCTATTTTTTCTTCTATATTCTGCTGCATGATATGTTCCATTTTCTAATCTATTTACGGACATATCATTTTCTTTATTTATTTTATCAATACTCCAACCTTTATGTGCATTATAATATTCAAACTCTAAACCAGCTCCCCATGTGTAACTACATCCTACAAAATATATTGTTTTTTCATTTTCTAATTCCATATATTTAAATAATCTTTATATCTCTAACTGGATGTTTTGAAATAAATTCTTTATGTTCAAATTCATAACCTAATTCTTTCATCTTTTCTTCTAACCATTCGTAATTACTATCATATAAATCAATCATATGATTCCAATTAAATTTAATAATGGGTAAAACGTTTTTTTGGAATTGTATTTTTTCTTCATCTGATAAACTGCATAACCTTTTTGTTTCTTGTAAAACCATTTCTAATCTTCTAAAGTGATTTGGTTCATTGTCATATGATTCATTTATATATGGTTCAAATGTTTTGAATCCCCATCGTTTTAATTCTTGTAAAGTTAAATGACTTCCAATAACAACAAATGGGTGTTTTTGTCCTATTGGTTTAAATACCTTTTCTGATAAATAATATTGGGTACTTCGTAAAGATGTTTCAGTAACAACCGAAAACATTGTATTTTGGTATGGTTCTTTTCTTTCCGATTGAATAGTTCCCCCTATAATGTTGCTAACATCTTCTACATCAACAATTTGTTTTGGATTTTCATTCCATAAATAATTAAACTCATTTTTTAAAAATCTAGCATATGGCCAAATATCGTGATGTTTAAAACTATCAAAACTATTTACTAAATGTTTATTTTCTGAAAATGTATAATCATAACCTACCAAATTATTATCCAATAAATTATATCTTTTTAAGTATGCTAAAAATAATTGTCTATGTAATCTCAATCTTCTATTGTAACATAAAAAATCATACTTCTTTTTTTCTACAACATATTCATTGTTCAAAAATTTGTTTTTATTCACATCTCTAGCCATATGAAAAAATTCTTCAAATTTGTGCAATCGAACCCAACTTAATTCAACAATATTTATTTTATTTTTAATATTGTATCTTTTACAAAAAGCCTCATACCAATTATCTGTATTATAACCTCCGAAAATAAAATATACTTTTTCAGATGGTATTTCTAATTCTTCTAAATGTTTATGTAGATTATTAAAATGATGATATTCAAAAACACCTTCAACAAAATAATTTATTACAAATTTAAATTTTCCATTTTTTATATACTCCAATGCTTTTTCAGAAATAAAATGTAATATTGATTTTTCATTAATATCATCAGGAAAAGATAATCCTTCCCCTCCCATCATATTTAATTGATATATAAAAACACCATCCTCTACATTATCTACTTCACATATTGGTATATTTTTTAAATCTAAAATGTGTTGTAATCGTTCATCCTCATGTAATGAAACAGGAAATACTCTTCCCGTTTCTTTAATATACCAAGAATTAATATCATACGCATCACCCCAATCTTCATTTCTAATACACATATCTCTATGCTCAAGATAATGCCCATTTAACTTTCCAAAATCAGTGCCATTTGGAAGTTCACATCCATTGTAATAAGTGTCAAATACTTGATAGTGTTTCACGATACATTCTTTTTAAAAACTACATTTGCTATCTTATCAATAACATCTATGTTTTGATTTTCTTTTTCTATTTTTTTTAGGTTTTCATAATTATGTTCTATAATTGGTAAAACTCCATTCATCCATTCTATCTTTTCGGCATCTGATAAATTACATAATCTTTTTATTTCATCCAAAATTAAAAAAAACCTTTTAATATAATCATATTCTAAATCGTATGATTCATTTATATATGGTTCAAATGTTTTAAATCCTAACTCTCTTAAATATTTTAACAAACCAGGAACACCAATTATTATAAAAGGGTGATGATGTGCTATTGGTTTAAATACCTTTTCTGATAAATAACCTATGTTTTGATTTTCTGTAAAGTATGATTCTCCAACTATGGTAAACATAGAATCTTTGTACGGAATGTCAGTTTCCATTTGTAATCCGAAAATACTTTTCTTATCTTCAAAATCTACAACTTTTTTTGGTAACGTTTCATATAACTCATTGTACAATGAGAGCATATATTCATATTCTGAATCATCATCATAATAATTGTGAAAGTCCTGTATATCACATCTTCTTTTTTCATAAATTTCTTCTTCATCATTTCCACTATCATCAAAGTTTAAGTCATATGAAACTAAATTATTTTTTACCAAATTTTCTTTGTATAAATTTAATATCATAAGAAATCTATGTTTTCTATTAGCTCTGTTTAGAAAATTAAAATCATATTTTTTATTTTCTATTTTATATTCCATATTAATCGATTGATTCTCATCACCTACTGCACTAATATATTCGGTTGGTACATCATCCAGTGCCCAATGATGTGGAGCAACATTTATTCTGGATTTCATTCTTACTTTATCTACAAATTCAGAATACCATTCTTTTATTTTAAAATTTGAATTAATTAGAATCAATCTATTTAAATCAATTCCTTCATTTTTAAACCAAGAATGAATATGTTTTAAGCTTTGGTAATCAACCCACCCTTCATTTGGATAGTAAATAACTATGTAGAATCTATCATCACTTATTAATTTATCTAAGGTTGGGTTTGGTATAGAACCTAACAAAAAATCTTTATTGAAGTCACCAAATCCTTTATCAAAAGATGAGTATGGATTTATGAAATATAATAATTTATAATTTTTATACTCATCTAAATCCGTTAAATAAGTTGGTATATAATTTAGTGAAGATATACTCCCATGTAAAACTTCTTGCCAAACTTTTCTATCATCAGAAAAATCTGTAGCATTTGGTTGTACATCACCATCTAATAAAAAATCGTAAGTTACTAAAAATTTACTAAAATATTTATTCTGCATAATACAACTCAGGATATTCAACTAAAATATGTATTCCACCTTCACTTAGTGCTTTTTTATAAGCAGGTAAAATATCATTTGGATTTTTTAATTCGTTCACAGTTGCATTAGTTAATATTTGTTTAAATGGTTCGGTGTAATCTGCTTTATGTTGATGACCAGGATCCAGTGGTTTATCTGAACCTTTACCAACTCTTACAATCACATTTGGTTTCCATTCACCATCAGACATTGCCTCTAATTTATCCAAATGATTTACCAATTGATTACATGCAAGAATTAAGAAATCCCATCTTGGATAAAAGGTAACCACTTGATGACCTGCCATAGCCAATCCCATACTCATACCCATTTGTGTTTCTTCCATAACGGGTGTTTCAATCATTCTTTCTTTTGGCAATCCCTCAATTGTTTTACTCATTGGGTTTCCATAATAAACAATTTGTTGTCCTATAAAAATTGTAGATGGGTTATCCATACAAAGTTTCATTGCTTCTGTAAGTGCATCTACATATGGTGTAAATTTTGGTTTGCTCATAACTTATGGTTTTGAATTTGGGTCATATTCATCTCGGTGTTCTTTGTACCACTCAAGTGCATCTTTTAATCCACTTCTTAAATCGTATTTAGGTTTCCATCCCAACTTTCTCAGTTTCTCATTTGATAATAATCTTTTAGGAATCATAGGGGCTTTGTTGTTTACGAATTCGATTGGATTGTCGTTCCCCTCTAATTCTTTGATAAGTTCTAATACTTCCATAACAGTATGCCCCTCACCATAACATACATTGTAGATATCATAAGTATCAACTTCTTCAGCTACTTTCATAAAACCACTTACCATATCATCAACGTGAATTACATCTCTTACTTCAGTACCATCACCCCATAGTGGAATTGGATTCAAATTATCTGCTACTTTTCTAATATTAGCAGGTGTAACGTGACACTTTTCAAAATCGTATTTATCATTCGGACCGAATGCATTTGAAGGTCTGATGATTATACACTGCATCGGATTGTGTATTTGATTTGAAAAGAAATCACAAAGTGTTTCTCCATATCGTTTCATCCAACCTACTGCTTTATATACAGGATAGATGTTTGGTGTTTGTACATTCATATCTTCTGTACAATACTCATCACCTACATCTGGATAAGTTGTATTTGAAGAAATAAACATAAACTTACGAACTTTGTTTCTCCAACTCTGTTCCATAAGGTTTACATTCATCTCTACATTAGGAGTTACGTGGAGAAGGGGATTTACCTTCGTGTCCAGTGCGTTGCTTGTATTAGCTGCACAATGGAATACCACATCTACATCTTTTGAAACTCTCTCGCAAAAGGTTCTATCTTGTAAGTTTCCCTTTATGAATTCCACTCCATCATACAACTCTCTAAGAGTTCTACTATATGATGTTGTCCGTAGATTCTTGTAACCATTTTCGTATAACATTTTGATTAAACGAGAACCTATAAATCCCGCCGCTCCAGTAACTAAAATTTTATCTTCCTTTTTCATATTGTATTGTATATAATATTTGCTAATTCTTTATGTCCTTCGATTGATAAATGAGAATCATCCTCAGGAATATTTTTTATATGTCTTAATTGATATCTTTTTTCATCAGACCAAGCACATATTGATTGTTTATATGTATGTTCCGATTCTGGTTGTAGTTTTATCATTCTATCTATATTACGAACTTCTTCGTAATCAGTATAACACAACCAGTAATTTAAAACATTATTTTTTTCACACCATCCATTATATAGTTCCATCATATATCGGATTCCTTTCCAATGAGCTGATACATCATAGACATCTAACAGATATTTTTTATAAAAATCATCTATCTCATTTTTTGAATAATTTGAATGGTCTCTATATTTAGGGTTTTTTAAATTTCCATTTGATACATCATAAACTAATTGTCCTTCTGTATTATTAAAACTTATATATTTGTTTCCCTTTCTTACACCCAACCTAGCTGGTATTGATAATTGGTTTATAATCAATATTTTTTTATTTCTAAATTGTTTTACTATATCCATTCCTCTTTGAATTATTAAATCGTTTGATGCACAACTTAAAGAGTTATTATACCATTTACAATTTAGTAATTTACCTAAAAAAGCTGGATATGAATTTTTAAACATAAAAGCATCTAATTTGGTCATATCTTTTTCATCTACTCCTGTAAGGAATTTGTGAATTTCATAATTATTTAATCCACCTCCTTGTGTAAATGAACACCCATTACCTATGACTATATCGAATGTTTTCATAATGCTTATATGTTCTTCGTATTCCCTCTTCAAATCCTAATTTTGGTAATAGATTATATTCCTTTTGTATTTTAGTACTCATTCTTCTTCTCATATCACCATTTGGTTTTGAAGTATCCCAATTTATTTTTATTTCTTTCTCACTAACTTTAGAAACTGTTTCAATCATTCTTTTGATTGATATTTCTTCACCACTACCTAAGTTAGTTGTTATGTGTAACTTATCTTCGTAACATTTAATACAACCATCTGCAACATCTCCAGCGTATATGAAATCTCTCGTTGGTGTTCCATCTCCCCATGCTTCAATTTCACCATCTGATTCGTAAACCTTTCTACAAGTTGCTCCGATTACAGTTGCACCTTCACCAAAGTTATCGTATTCACCAAAAATATTTGCTGGTCTTACGATTGTATATCTATTGTAACCTTCTTGTACTTTATAAGCTTCTAAATAAAGTTCAGGTATTCTTTTACTCCAAGATGGAAACCAATCATTTGGTGATGGAAGTGTTTTCCAAACAGTATCTTCTACAAATACTTCAGATGGTTCGTAAACACCAACCGAACTCATAAATACTAACCAACAATTATACTTTACAGAGTTATCAATAATGTTTGTGTTTACTTTTATAGATGGTTCTAAGAAATCAATAGGTCTTTCTTTTGCTCTAACAGGTGAACCTTTGATTCCAAACGAATTTATGACTCCATGAAACTCATAATGGTCAAATAATACATTAACTTCATCTGAATCTCTTAAATCTACATTTTGAAATATAAATTTATCATCATCTGGTAGTTGTTTTGAATATTTTAAATCAACACCTACAACTGAGTATCCATAATCTAATAGTTTGTGAACTAAATGAGTTCCAACTAAACCACTACAACCTGTAACTAATATTCTCCCTTTTGTTGTCATTAAAATACTACCCATTTACCAGTACCATAATGCGGATACTTTGATTCATACTTATAATAAATTACATCTTCTGGTATTTCTCTCTGAATACCACTCCATGTATCTAATGTTGGTGTGTTTGTTGATACACCATTATCTTCTACCACAAAATGAAGTGGTAAATCATAATTTCTTGCATATTTGTGAACTTCATAGAAGATTCCACTCTCAAAAGCCATATCTCCTAAGAAAACCCAAACCTTATCATTACCACCATTGTACTTAATTGATTTAGCAACCCCAAGTGCAATCGGTAAAGTACCAGTCACAATAGCTGATGAGTAAAATTTTGAATTTTTATCTACTATTGTAATTGATTTACCATCTAATATCTTCTGTTTTAATACAGATGGTTCTACTCCATGTAACAAAGCGTGGTAGTGAGACCTCCAAGTTGAGAATACCCAATCATCTACTCCCACTTTTTCAAATATTTTTATTAGTTGTTTTTCATTACCATTTGATAGGTGTATTGGTCCTCTGATTTCTCCATTTTCCCAATGTTTTATAATATCATCTTCAAAATCTATCAAGTCTTGAGCTGACCAGTTACCATCAACCCATCTATCTTCGTGATAATCTAAATTAAGAATTTTTTCCATTTCTATCTCTTTTAGAAATTATTGGATTAGTACAAGGCCACTCTATATTGAACTTTTTACTATTCCATTTTATTGTTTTTTGTTTATCTACATCTACAAATTCACCCTCATATGCTAATTTGTAGTAGAATATAGAGTTTTTTTCCATCACATAGTGTCCATTAGCAAAACCTGGTGGTATTAACACTTGTGTTTGTGTTGATGGTGATAAAATGTAAGTTTCCCAACTACCATATTGTGGATTTCTGTTGGTATTACCACCTCTTACATCCAAAACCACCAAATATATCTTTCCATGCAGACAAGATACCATTTTCCAAGTCTTATCATCCCAATGTAAACCCCTAAGTACACCTTCCTCTGATTTTGAATACCTATCATGCTTAAATTGTACTCCTTTTTCTCTTTCTTCTACAGGAATCAATCTATCATAGTAATCTGAATGATATGTTGTTGATATTTCACCTCTCTGCTCGTGATATACAGATGGTTGTATGATTTTTACTCCACCAGTTAAGATTTTTGATGAATAAATGTGGAAATCGTTCCAGCTTCTTTCTTTATAATATATACTACGTCCTATTGCCATAACCTAAAGGGAATCCATTTCTATATTTTGAACTTAAATCTGATATTAGTACAGAATATGTTTTTATCAACTCTTCTATACCATCTTCTAAACTATACATAGAGACCCATCCAGTTTTTTCTAATTTTTCGTTACTAACTATGTAGTTTCTTTTATCAGGATCTTGATAGAAATCAGAATATGTGATTGCAAAATCAGAAATATATGTTTTTATAAGTTCTACTAATTGCTCTTTTGATAAATTAGCTTTTGATAATCCTACATTGAAGATTTCTCCACTATATTTTTCATATCTTTCTAACATAAACATAAAAGTGTGTGCTACATCTCTGATGTGTATGTAATTTCTTACGAAATCTTTTTCGAAAATGGTGATGTACTTATCAGTTAGTGCTTTATACACAAATTCATTTACCAATAAGTCCATCCTCATTCTCATTGATGAACCAAAGACTGTTGCCAATCTTAGTGATATACCACCAACACCTAAAACTTCTTTTTCGGCATTGACTTTGGTAATTCCATAATGAGATATCGGATTTAACGGGCTATCTTCGGTACAAATACCATCCTCTCCTATTCCGTAACCACTATTTGTGTTAGGATATACGATTTTTTTATCAGTATCCTTAATTAATTCACAAATATATCTTACATGCTCATAGTTCACCGCAGTTGCGAGCTCTTTATCCCTCTCACAAGCAGGAAATCCAACGATTGCCGCTAGTGGAATGATAATATCAGCTTCATCAACGTACTTTTTTAATAATTTCTTATCTCTAACATCACCATACACAAACTCAAAGTTCTTTTGATGAGCAAAATTCATCGATGATGTTTGATTATACATTAAGTTATCATAAATAACAAGCTTTTCTACCATACCTCTGTTAAAAAATGATTGTGTAATCACCGAACCTAAGTATCCAGCTCCACCTGTTATTAAAATTTTATCATATTGCATACTCTTCAATATTATTTTGTATTTTACGAAGTGTAAATTGTTCTTTTTCTGTTAATTTTCTTTTGGATTTATTAATTATCCTAAATTTTACCAAGTGATTTATTTGAAATCGTATTATTGCATCACTTATATTATTTAATTTTACATTTGGGTTATCTAAATCAATAATGTATAGATATTCTTTTTTATTATCTATTTGTCTCCAATCACCATACAATAAAAAACAATTGTATCCTTTTTCATTCTGATACACATAATCCATATTACCCAAATCAATATGTACTTTGTTTTGGTGTTTTTTAAATTCGTTGATTAGTTTGTTTTTATTGTAACCATTCACAACATATCCATGTGGACAAACAGTATCAAATAATACATTTTTCATATTGCTTTTTTCAATTTTTTACTTAGGTCTAAATTGTAATCTAAGTAGAAGCAATTTCCACTTAAATCCCAAACTTTATATAATGTAGTTTCATCCATATTTAATACAAAGATAGGATTACTTAACATTTTCTTAGGAGTTCTTCCACAACCTTTGTTTGCAGTTATCATATCTAATACAGATATATCTGAATGTAATTGTGTAAACAACCCAACATCATGTAATTCATACTCACAATATCCCATATGTTCTCTTGGAATGTGTGTATCAAAGTTAGCTATACCAAAGTTAAAAGGAGCATGTGTGTAATCAGCTAATGTTCCTTCGTATTCTTGCACTAATGTTTTTTTAACTCCAATAGATTTATTTGTTATTGAAATCGTAAATGTTTTTTGTTTAACAGAATGTTTTACAATTACAAAGTAATTATCATAGAAAGTTTCTTCATCTGCTTCATACGAAACATCATAATATTTTTTTTCACCATCCAAATCTGTCCAAAACTCCCATGCTATTTTAAAAATATCAGGTTTCATTATCAAACCATAATGCATTCCTGGTCTTACAAATATTGATTTACTATACAAGTTTTTATCTGTAGGTGGACCTACTTTTAATTCATAATCAATATAAAATGTATAATCATTTTGCATTGTATCAGCGGTTTTTACATCAGTAAATCCGTAAACTCTATTTTGAGTTATGTGCCAAGGTTGTCTATGTTTTATAAGCATAATTTTTTACATTTTTCGTAAAAATATTCTAATTCAGGAAAAGTTGAAATAAAATCTGTATCTCTTCTTCTATCGTGAGCGTTAAAATATCTATAAAAGTTTTGCATTGATGTTTTTATATGTTTTGGGTCTTTTTCGGCTGTCATCCAATCATGTATTCTTTTTACTTTTTGTATTTCTATATCAGAATATCCTATATAGTTGTGGTCGAAAATAGGAACACCCATAAAGTACAATAATTTAGCTTGCTCTAAAACTTCATTATGCCATTTATCATCTAAAATCTGTACACTTTGATGCCAAGGATATCTTAGATATGATGAATCTAAAAATACAGCTGATGCCCAATACCTATCTCTACTTCCATATGTTTTTTTCAAATCATAAACACCTTCAATTAATTTTTTGTAATTTGGTACTGATAAACATCCGTATGTTGACATGATTGTTACATTTACTCTTGGACACTTTGTAAGAATCTTATTTATATTATCCCAAAATCTATTAAATTCCAAACCTGTTCTAATATATTCAGCTTGCTTACCCCAAGTATCAACTGATGTAAAGATAATAAATTCTTTAACTCTATCCTCATCACAAATTTTGTTTATTTTATCAATAAATCTATCAACCAATTTATCATCAATACCTAAATTAGAGTTGATTGCCAATTGAAGATTTTTATTTGGATTCTTTTCTTCAATAATATAATCTAATACCTTCCAAGTATCTTTAGATAAAAGTGGTTCACCTCCAGTAATTCTAAATGTGTGTAAATCTCTATATAAATCTGGCCACCATTTCCAAAATGCTTCTACATATGGATTATGTTCAGTTTGTTTTTGAGGCCATTTATCTTCTTGAATATGTCTTTCTATAGAGTTAAAATTATCCGATGTTGGATATCCCCCAAACTTTTCAACTTCTTGCTGCCAAGTTGTTGAATAAGCAGGTCCACAATAAGAACACTTAAAGTTACAAGTATGAGAAAATGCAACCTCTACATAACGTGGATTAAAATCACTTCTCCAATCTAAGTTTTTAATTTCTTCATAATGAGGAGCTGACCAACTTTCATTTGATTTAAAAACCCTATCTGAAAATTGATTTGAATTATCTTCTACATTCCAACAATAATCACACTCTTTAGGTCTTTTACCTTCCAACATTTCTTTTCTTCTTCTTTTCTTAAAAAGAGTATTATGAAGTGCTGATGGATTTCTTGATATTTCCGTAACAGGTATTTTGTGTGTTTTTGGATGGTGGCATGAATGTGTATGCCCTGTTTGTAATTGTAGTGTAACTTGTGTCCACTTAGCTAAACAAAATCCACAACCAACTTTATCTAATTTGTTTTTAGTTTCCCTAAACCATTTATTTTCGTGGTGTAGGTCTAATCCTTCCGTTAATTTCTCTTCACTCATATATTAATATATATTAAAACTTTACATTTATCATTTTTGCATTCGGGTTTATTTCCTCTATACTAACCAATTCATATTTTAATTGTTTAATACCATCAGATTTATAATCCCACTTACCTTGCTGCATTTCTAAAACGTATCTTCTTTCATTTCTTGCGGTAGTTTCTCCCTTAGCCCACCTATCTTGTCCTTTATCATCTGATATTAATCCCTCATCTTTGTGTGGTAAACAAAACATTCTACCAGCTCTACGATGTGGGATTGGTGGTTGTGATAATTTAATTAATTCCGTTCCAGTAGTTATTGTATTCACTTCACCATCATAATCATTACCACTAATATCTTTTGCTTCACCATTTTTAAATTCGTAGTGGAGTTTTAATCCATCTGATGGAATATTATTTGTTAATTGTTTGATTTCATCAGCTTCTAACTTTCTATCCCATAACATTACTTTTGCTATATCACCTCTAAAGAACCTACTAGCATCTCTTTCTCCAACTGAAGTTGTGTGTCCTAATGTAAATGGTACAGAACCATATCTTTTTAGTTTACCATCAAAACTAAGTGGTGAATGAGTTCCATGTCCATGTCTTGCATCTGATTCATTTCCATTTAAGTAAAAATGTATTTTATTATTTTCAACATCTACTGATAGGGTTATCCAACTCCAATAATTTTCGTATCTTTTCATCCATTGATATAGAGCTTCTTTTTTGTGATTCCATAGTAGTGATGTATATGCTCTACTATTGTTATAACTCAATCCCCAATCGTAACCAGCTCTTCTAATTATTGGATATTCACAAAATCTTCTATCCCAATCACCAACCAACCATATAGGAACTTTTTCTTCTTGCTGATTTGCTTTTACCAATACTGAAACTGTATGTGATTTGGATGTTAGATGTGCTATACCCCTATCGACTGGTATTGTTACCTTTGAAGTACTACCATTAAACCTTAAAAAGTTTTCTATACCAATTTCTATTTCTCTTACATTAGCATATCCTTCCAAATAACATCTCCAAAACAAATCATCATCCTCCATACCCCAATCCCAATAATCATTTGAGTATCCATTGGTTCTTTCAACTTGTTCTTTGTTAAAAAGTACTGCTCCACCAAAATATTCTTGATATTTTAGTTCGTAATTCATTTGAGATATATTTGTTGCTATATGAATCGGAGTTTTTTCAGGAAAAGAGTAATCAGTTCCCTCTTCTGGTATCATATCTATATCATGCCATACAATGTAATCACATCCATCCTCAAAGGCATGTTTAGCTGCTACATTTTTCGTTGCTCCTCTGTTAAATAACTTATCATCTACTTGATGAGCAAAGTACATACAATAATCTATACCTTTGGATTCTAAATATGCTCCAACTTTTGGTACAAACTCTTTTAAATGAGCTTCTCTGTTTCTATATGGTACACAAACTCCTAACTTCATTAATCCATTTCCATTTTTCTTTCAAAAAACTCTGCTGCTTCTTTTATTTCAGGATTTTGTTTGATTGTTTGCATAGCAATCATATCCTTCATCTTAGTTGTTGACCAACCATGTGCTCGAGTTGTATATACAACCTTTGGTGGTAAGTCATCACCTGTAAATGATTTACCAATATAATCTTCACCTAAGATTCTTATATCGGGTTTAAAAAACTCTATTAATCCTCTGAGTTCTTCTTCTGTTTGATATACATAAACTTCATCGATGTATCTTATAGCCATCAATGTACGATATCTTTCGTGTATAGGAATAACAGGTTTGTATTTTGATTTTCTATGTTCAGATGGGTCTCTATGTAAAAACACTATGAATTTATCACAATGTTGTTTAGCTGCTTCAAACGTATAAACGTAACCCGGATGAATTAAATCAAAATTTCCTGCAGTAAATCCTACTATTTGTTTTTGTTCTTTCATAAGTTAATTTTAAATTCCAACATTCATATGTATTATATTATTTTCTTCACTTTTACCATAAGTGTGATATTTTAATGTAGATAATCCATCATTGTTTATTAAAGATGGGTGATTAGATACTTCATTTAAAAATCTTAGTTGATTATATCTTGTAGATTTATCTTTCCACTGCTGCCCATCGAATCCATTTTCATCATGTTTTAATGATTTAAATAAACCCTTTCTTCTATATGGTATTTTTACATTTGTATATTTTGGTATATCTAAATCTACTATTTCACAATTAATAATTTCACCTTCATTTCCATTTTCTGAAATATCTATCAGTTTATAATCTTTTATATGATTTGCATCATAATATACATTTAGATATTCCAAAGAATTATAATTTTTGTAATTATGATTTAATAACTCACTTTCTAATGATGAATAATGTTTTACCTCATCTTCTGATAAAGGTGTGTTCCATTGTGCAAATGAATTTATATATCCTTTAAAAAAATTAGGTATTTCTTCTCTGATTGGATTACCAACTCCTAAATAATAATGTTCTTCTTTGTGATATGGAAATAACTTTCTATATTCTTCTGTTTCACCAATCAGTTCACCATCTTGATAAATTTTTACTTTTTTATCAACTGAATTAAATACTATCATCATATTTGTTTTATGATTCTTTTTAATAGTTGAATTAACATAATATGGTTTTAGTTGTGAATCAAAGAAGCAAAAATTATATCTTGAAAACGATGTGTAACCTAATGCTAAATCATAACCAGGAATACTAAATGCCGTAAATTCATCTGATTTCTTTTTGTGATTTAAATATAATTTGTCTGGATAAAAAGAAATAAATATAGAAAAACTACTTCTAAAATCTATAGTATTTTTTACCTTTACATAGGCGTTTATTCCATTTAACTTTAAAGATTTACCAATCGGTTTATAGTTTTTAATTTTCTTAATTTTTAAAGGTATATTTTTTTCTTCACATCTAAATCGTAAATCATCATCTTCATAACCCCATCCCCAGTATTTGTTAGAGTAACCATCTATTTTTTTAAATGTATCAACAGGAAACATTGTTACTCCGCCAAAATATTCATCAAAGATTGTTCTTTCTTTTTCTTCATCATCCAATACAAAATTAGTAGCTAAATGAAGAGGTTTACTATGATATGAATAGTTTACATAAATCGGTAACATATCTACATCGTGAAAAACTACATAATCACAACCCTGTTTTTCAGCTTCTTCAAATCCAATATTTAAAAGCATTCCACGATTGAATAATCTTGCATCATCTTGCTCTACAATTATTACAACATAATTTTCATAAGAATTTGAATCCAAATAATCTATAATAGATTTTTTGAATTTTTTAAGATGCTCGAATCGATTTCTGTAAGGTACTATGATACCTAATTTATTCATCCTTACCTATGTACTTATCTTTCCATAACGATAAATACCATTCCATTCTTGGTCCCCATTCTTCTTTATCGATTTCTTCAAACCATAAAGTAAGTGCATCTACTGAGTTAGCTATCTTTTCTAATGCTTTTACTTTTCTTTCCTCTAAAATAGGGTCAAAACCTCCACCATTAGCTGAGATACTTGCTTCTTCTACTTTTGCTGCTTTCTTTGCCATAATTTTAAATTTTTAATATTCCTTTTGTTAATCTATTCCAATACTGATAATCCCAATGTTCATTTTGAATCGGTATATTTCTAACTAAACCGAATAACGGATTATTAATATCAATTTTCCAATCGAAAACTTCGATTGCTTTGTACATCTTTTTGTATTCTTTCCAAAAAGTGTAATCTTCTTCTGTTTCTGAAACTTCTTTTAATCGTTCTAAAACAGTTGAATCCCATTTGAAGTGATGAACTTGTATAAATCCTTCACCTCTACCTGGTGGATATCTAAGTGGATGTTCTACACCCTCTTTACCCCACACATCTTTTCCATCAATGTGTGCATAATGCTGTCCGTTTGTTATTTGAATCTTTCCTTTCATTACACACACTTTGTTTGGACAAGCTCCACTAAGTGGATACCTAAAAAAACCACTATATGGAAATACTTCCCATATATTAGTTTCGCTATCTACGATGGGAAAACTCCCATCCTCTCCAATCCTATCCAAGAATCCACCTGTGATAAACTCCCATCCTTTTACTTCACATTCATCAATCATTTCTTCAATTGGTTTTGGATAAATCTGAATTTCATCATCATCCGATACAATCCACCAATCGTTTGGTTTAGTCATCTTTACTTCATTATAAAGTTCAGTTACTTTTTCCCAATGAAACTTTGGTTCGGTTACTACTTTGTAAGGAGTCAATCCCAAGTTTTCAATTTGTTCTAATATCCCATCGTTTTCATCTTGTCGATAAACTACGATAAAGATATTTTTTTTCTCCACAAATTGCTGATAGTATTCCAACATATGTGGTAACATAGTGATGTTATGTCCAACTACAGTTACTAAGTTTAAATCCTGCATCTTTGTATCAGTGTCAACCCAGTTGTAGATGGTTTTTCTTTCATCACTCCGTTGTTGAAGAAATTGAAAAGTTCCCATTCGTTACTTTCTTTTAGTTCTTTTATGAGTTTATTAGGTCCATCAAATGGAGCATGATGGTTTTTTTCTTTTACATCTTCTGTTACGATGAGTTCTTTTTCAAAAGATTCATCTGTATCGTGGATTGAAATTACACCATAATCCGATAAGATACTTGAGTAAAGAGTAAAATCATTTTTAACATCATCATACGAATGACCCGCATCTATGTGTAGGTAATCTATCTTTATATCTTCCTTAACAAAGAAGTTATAAAATGCGTTTTCGGTGGTATCTAAGATAACTCTACAATCGAAGTTTTTTCTAAAGAATGAACGTTTATCCGTCCAATCAGTAAACCCTCCTACTCCGTTATCTGCATCAACTACGAATGTAGTACCACAATCACCCCACTCCATCTGTTTTAGACCTGTAAATATTTTTTGGTCATGCAAATCTACTCTCGCTTGTGTCATTATACGAGGAATAAATCCACCACCACTTCCTAAACATACACATACCTTTGCTCTCATCATTTGTATGGTAGAATATATAATCATACCATCACCTAAATGTAAATCAGTTGCTCCATGTGTCCATCTATATGGAACAGGTACAATATCAGTAAAAGGTTTACCATTCGTATCCCTTTTTTTGACTTGATTGTTTGATATGTATTTTTCTATTAAACCTAAATTAAGTAAAGACATTTGGTTTAGATTATGGTGTTGTATATAAATATATAAAAATATAGAAAACGGAAAAAATTAAAATAGATTTTTTATCTCATCTCTCCACTTCCATTTATTGGAGTATTTAAGCATCCATTCAGATAATCTCATCCAATTTTCTAATAGTTCTGCGTAAGAATCTCTACATATGATTTCTACCATAGAATCAAACTCTTCTTTTGATGATGCTCTATATTTGTAATCTACATCTCCCCAATCGGAATGTAGTATCGGAAGTTTTCCATAATCAACGGCTTGAAAGATTGAATATCCAAAAGGTTCATTGGTGTGGCAAGAATGTGAGATACTCCAATCTTTACACATAAATAAATCTAATATCTCAGAGTCCCATTGATAAAATTTTATACCACTAAAGTTATACTGATTTGTTTCTACTATATTTTTCCAATCGTATTTGCCACTTAAAACAAATCCTCTATGATTATCCAAATAATGAACATTTTTACGAGATTCAATACGAGAAGTAAATCCAATTTTAGAATCTGATAATTTTTCTAATAACAAATCTTCTTTAAATTCATAAAAGTTTGGAATTGTTATGGTATTATCAGGATAATCTGTAAATAATTGTGAATCTGTTAATCCTATCCAAATTCTTTGTTTACAATACTTCATCAAATCATCAACTGCTTTAGTATCTATGTTAGTTTGAAATTGTTTTGTAGAATCACCATACTTTAACATATCGGGTAAATATGCATGTACAAATATATTACCCCATTTATCTTTATGTTTCCAAAGATGTTCTCTTTTGTGATAATTCGCATGTAAGAAGTGGATTTCTTCACAATCTTCTAAAAGTTGTTCTGATTTTTTAGGATTATCGTAATGAAAATGATAATTTGTTAAAGATGTTTCAAATCCAACAGGTTTTCTACCATCTACAAAGATAAAATAATCATCTGAAAGTTGTGGAAGTACTAAATCAATAAAATGATTTGTCCATACATCAGCTCCACCTTGTATGATATTTCCGAAACCAGTTGTTACTAATAATTTCACTCAGAACCGCTTATTTGATTTTCTAGTTGTACCACCTTTGCTGATAACTCTTGGATTGCTTTAATCATTGGTGAAATCATTTCTGAATATCTCAATCCTAATGATTGTCTACTATATGTAAAACTTCCAGTATCCCATCCGTATTCATTTATTGAATCGATTGTCCATTCGTGACTACCACTTTCCCATATTTCGTTTTCAATATATCCTGCAAAATCATCAGTATGTATTGAAGAGGATTGAAGCGATTCTGATACTTCTTGAGCAACTAATCCATAATGATATCTACTTCCACTAATCCATTTATACTTTACAGGTCTTAAATCATTTATAAAATCTAATCCTAAATCAGAACCACTAATGTGAGTTTTATCATTTCTATCAGATGTTTGAATTGTAGCATTGGTTGCATATACATCATCCCATCTATTACTTGGGTCTCCTAAATCATATTGGTTATCATCTTCTACTCTAACTGTTCCATTAAGTATCGATTCACCTTCAGCTTGTAATACTTGATTTTCTAATGTGGTTAACTTAACAAAGTTTGTAGCACTTCTAGCTGCTAAAAATCCATACTCAGTAACTTCTGAAAATGTATTTTGTTTTGCAAATGAAATTCCACTTACTGTAGATTTTGTATATGAGTTTTTTGTTATAGTAATAGAAGTATCAGCAGGTTGATAAAAATACTTCTCAACTACCCAAAGATATATTGTGCCTGTTTGGGTCATATTTAAATATTGCTGAGAAGTGTATGTATCTAAATCTTTATTATATGAACCACCAGTAGCAGGTGGAAAATCTTGTTGTTGAGCTAAAATTATCTCACCTATCAATGAACCACCACCACTACCTGCTGTTCTAAATTGTAATACAGTTTTATATTGGAACATACCACTCCATCCATTACTTACACTAAACGTATTTGAAGCATCAAATTGATTTGTAAGTGTTACACTATAAGTTCCTGTTGAAGTAAATGATACTGTTCCACTACCATTTGAATCAGCATTTTCTGTTGTATCAAATGCAGCTGGTGAACTAAATGTTTGGGAGTTAAATGTATGAGCTGGCGATGTAACACTTACCGAACCTGCTGATGTTGAAGATAATCCACCTGTTCGTATTGTTAATCTATCGGTAATCGTAATTTTTTCGTTTGCTGAATCTAAACTCATTGATTCATTGTTGGAAACTAATTTATTACCATCCAAATTCCAACCAGCTATTTGACCATTTCCTGCATTAATAGAACCTGTTATACTAGCATTTGTTGCCGTTATGTTTCCACTATCTGTAACTTTAAATACACTACTTGCCCCTAATGCTATACCATCAGTTCCAATATATACCCCATCATTCGAATCTGTTAATGAAGATTTACCATTACCGATATAATCTGAATTAATATTGAATCCATCTGTTGGTGTTCCTATGTATCCAGCACTTGCTGTTACAGTACCATTTATCAATAAGTTAGTACCATCCCAAGTTAAATTACCGCTTGTACCACCTAAGAAAAATTGTCCACTATTATCCATATAGGTTTTCCACTCAGAATTATTATAGTATCCTAATTTATCAGAACCCAAATATAATCCGGCTCCATTTATTGATACTGGGTCTAATGTAAATCCATTTCCACCAAAATCGAATTGAGTAGAAGTACCTAAGTAAGATGATGTTGCAGCGTTTATATTTCCAAGTGAAGAATTTATTGAAGATGTTTCAGAGTTTAAGTTGGAGTTTATACTATCTTGTGATGAAGTAAAATCATTAAGTGGTGTTAAATCAACACCAGGTGAACCATTTGTTAATACAATAGAACCACCAATTTCTAATGTTGTACCATTCCACCTTAAATAGTTATTATTGTTACTACCAGTTAGGAAAAATTGTCCATCATCATCCATATAGGTTCTCCATTGACCACTTTCATAAAATCCTAAATTGGATGCACCTAAATATAAACCATCACTCGATGGTGCAACTGCTTTTGTAATTAATCCAGTAGATGGGTCTACTGAACCACTAGCTGATGCTGATAGAGCTGCATTAGCTGCAAACTCCGAACCACTTGTTACCGCATCTGATGCGAATGCTGAACCACTAAGTACAGAATTATCTCCAGTTATGGTAGCAAATGCTGAACCACTCAATACTGCATTTTCATTTCCAGTAATAGCTATCGATGCTGATAATGAACCACTAAGAGTTGCATTGTTTGCTGCCGTAGTAGCAAAAGTTTCAGCATTTGATTGAGCAGTTGAAGCAGCTGCTGAACCACTCAATACTGCATTTTGATTTCCAACAATTGCGGTATCAGCTTTATCTTCTGCTAACGATGCTGATTGAGCTGCATTAGATGCTGATACTGCTCCAGCAGCTAAAGATGAAGTAATATCTGCTCCTAATGATGCGGTAGCAATCTGTAGATTTGTTGTTTGTATTTTTAAGGATGATGTAGCAGCTGCTAACTCAGTTGAAAAGTTTGTTGGGTCTCCTAACCCTGCAATAGTTGATGATTGAATATTTGTACTAGCTATCTGTACCACTCCACCTTGAACATTTAAGATATCACCAGCATCTGCTATACCACTATTCTTTACGTTAATCGATGCTTCTAATCCTATTGCTTGATTACCCTTTGTAAATGGTACACTTTGTTCTACTTTGATTGGAATAAAGTTGTTATTAATATCATAAAACTCTACTCTAAAATCAAATTGTTCTGTTGGATTCTTTCTTGGAATATCTACAATCGCAGTATATTCATCAGGTGAATATGAAGATTCTTCAGCATTCTTTAGAGATAATCTACTAAATAAAAATCTACCTGTTGATGCGGCTGTATTTGCTTCTACTCTAATTTGACATTTACCAGTTGTTTCTGCAAAAAAGTTTTTTTGTATTCTTTGGATATTACCTAATCCAGCTGAGTTTCTATCAATAGAACCACTAAGTAAATCTATAGATTGAGAAGTTACTGTAGGATTACCACTATTATTAGATGATGTTACAATTAGGAATCTAAGCGTATCTGTATTTACCGATTCTCCTGAACCAGAGTATCTAGCATTATATTTGAATGAATACTCAGAACCACTTACTATTTCAAACTCACCAATAGTACCAGCTGATTCTACAGAATGATTTCCTTTTACTTCTAATGAGTTAATTAATTTATCATTGTGTATTTCTACACCCGATGATGTTGTATAGTAAACATCACCTTCTTCTGATACTATATTTTCCCTTCTTAGTTTACCATAATTAATTACAGTTCTATCATTTACTGAAAAATCTCTTAGTAGCTCAGTTGCATCTAATTTATTTTCTTGTACAACTTGGAAATCTCCTAAATCATTTCTTGATTTCCTAAATATTTTTATTCTTGCTACATCACCAGTAAATGTTTTTAGATTTTCTAATCTTATCTCAGCGTATGATGCAGTAACATTTGAACCAGTTACAACTGCATCTTCTACAGATTCGAATTGTAGTGAATAAGATACTGGTTGGAATTCGTGTACTATATTATTAATAAGATAAGGTTTTCTAACCAACATCTCATCTGCGTTAACAACTTCCAATACCGATGATGAGTATCCCAAAGAAGGAATTTGAAGAGTTGTGTTCTCTTCCATTGATTGAGTAAACTTATTTCCTTCTTCTAATTTTATTCTATATTGTGATGGAGCAGTCCAAGTAGAAAAATCAGAACCCGTATCTGGCACTTCAGGTATACCAATAACTGAACCTGATTTGTTCAATGTCATTTCTGTTTTTACCAATAGAGGTTTTTCTATTTCAGTAACAGAAAATGTTGGTCTTTTAAAAAATCTTACTTGAGTTTTATTTGGAAGTTTAGGATTTATTTTAAATGTTTGAGTCCATCTAATATTTGGCCTTCCTCTGAATTCTTCAGGTACTTTTCTTTCTATACCTCTTTCATCTATATAAGTTTCTAATTCAGCTGCTATTTGTAATGAACCTATACCAATCGGAGTATCATCATAAATATGAATAGCCATAACAATTGATGTACCATCTTTAAATGTTTTTCCTGATTGTACACCTGGCTCAATATAAAGAGTATTACCCTCTACATCTAATGCTTCGAATCTAACTTTAGAACCCTTTCTAAGAAATGGACTACCCTCAAAAAGAAATGCATTCTTACCACCAGTAAGAGTTTTTTCTAATTCAGTTACATTGAAGTATGCGGAATCCATATCCCCATCTTCAATAAAGACCTTATAGTTTCGTATATTCTGTAAGGGTGAATATTTTTTTAATACTGCCATACATATAAATATGTAAAAGTAGAATTGTTAAACAACTGCTCTACCTTTCATATTCTCCCAATCTCTATTCTTCCTAACCACATCGTTTGTTTCCTCAACGGCATTAAGAACATTAGTTTCAGTATGTAAATTCATAGCTAAATAAATCAATGCTGATAAATCTTTAGGTAAACAATGTCCACCAAACCCAAAATCACCATCAGGTCCTGGTACATTCCAATGTGATTTACCTAATCTATCATCTAAGGTAGCATATTCAACTACTTTATCGTAATCAATATTTAATTTATCACATATCTGATAAATTTCATTAGCGAAGGATACTTTTGTTGCTAAAAATGAATTTGTTAAATACTTTACCATTTCAGCATGAGTAGAATCCGTTTTAATTATATGTGCTTTTGGAAATACCTTAGAATACATTCTTCTTAATTCTGTAGTAGCTGGTCTTGGTCCTCCTAATATAATTCTATTTTGATTGTTAAAATCTTCTACCGCATTTGCTTCAGTAAGAAATTCAGGATTGAATACTATATCCAATGATTCATATGATGAATTCCATTTATTTGTTGTACCTGGCGATACTGTAGATTTTACCACTATAGTTTTTTTTATTTCTTGATTATCGGTAATTAAATCTATGTTTTCTAATTCTCTTTGTAAGATATCAACATTACAACTACCATCAGTATTCATCGGAGTTGGTAAACATAAAAATATAGTATTACATTTAAAAAGTAAATCTTCTTTTGTAGAATTAGATTTTGATTCATCTAAATCATAAGTTAAAACATCAAAATAATTTTTAAACTTTTGATAAACAGCGTTACCAACAAATCCTTGTCCTATAATTCCTATCATAATTGTTCCTTCAAATATTGAAATAATGTTTTTGTTATTTTTGGTTTTTCAAAATCTGTATCTAATGTATATCTCCTATCGTGTCCTTTTCTATCTTCTACAAATTCATACTTTGGTGCTTTACCTAAAAGAAATGCTATGTGAGCTACAATATCTATATTTTGTAAAGTATCACCACTACCGATATTATAAGTACCTTCTTTGTACAACATTAGTTTTAAGATTTCTTTAACATTATCCTCAACCCATATCCATTCTCTAATTTGTTTACCATCACCATATACAGGTATTGGTTTATCCTCCTTTATAGAACGCATGATTGTGGGGATAAACTTTTCACTATGTTGGTTAATACCAAAGTTGTTACAAGTACGAGTTATAACATAAGGTAATCCAAACGTATGTCCACAACTATAAACTAACATATCAGCCGATGCTTTTGTTGCTGAGTAGTAAGATGATGGATATAAAAAGTTTTGTTCAAACGATGCATCAATATCTAATAAATCTAAATCACCATAAACCTCATCGGTACTGATTTGTACAAATTTTTGTAACTTTGGATTTTTTCTAGCTAATTCTAAAAGATTATATGTTCCTTCTATATTTGTTTTTACAAAAGGTTTACCATCTTTGATTGAGTTATCAACGTGTGATTCAGCTGCAAAGTTTACTAAGAAATCATACTCACCTAAATCTTCTTCGGTAACATCACATATATCTTTTTTTAAAATTGGTATATTAGGGATAACATCAACATTAGAAGCATATGTTAGTTTATCTACTACCAAAACATCTAATCCTTTACTAACACATAAGTTAGCAAACGAAGAACCAATAAATCCTGCTCCACCAGTTACAATTACTCTTATACTCATATTTGTATTTGCCTTTTAAATATCTCTTTTTGAGCGGTATGACCAATTATGTTTTGATGGATATCTACTGGATTTAGGGGATTGACCGACCAATCATAATACATCATCTTCGAACCCCTACTATGCATCCATTGTACATATGTATCGTTGCCATCAAATATCAATCTATGCTTATCATACTTATTTACAAAATTCCATTGTTCAGGTATTTCTTGTGTTATCCAAAAATAAAAATTTACACCCATACCATTTAATGCATTAATTATACCACAAATATAATCATTTTCTAATTCGTGTGTTTTTTCTTTCTTAATCCACTCTGCTGTTCTTTCTATAATATTTCTATGTTCCGCTTGTGAATGTGGTGGATTTATGTGAATTAAATGTGAAAACTTTCTATCAGCATAACTAAGTTGTAATATCACCAAATCATCTTTTTCATACTTAGCTAAATCTTTTTGAACTTGACTAATAGAATATAGTGGACCACTACCTTCAAGTCCAACATTGATATATTCTAAATTTAAATCTTTTGCTAATTGAGTTCCCCAATTTTCTTGAGTTCCATATTCAAAAGGTATTCGTTTTTTACCAAGCTGAACTTCACCTTCGCCAGTTTGTGAATTATCATATTCCCACATTCCTTGCGTAAAAGAACAACCATATGTATATAATTTCTTCATTAAAATTTTACGTTACTAAATCCATTTACTTTTTTAATTTCTACTAAACTATCAACAACATCTCTCATTGAATCGATGTGTGATATAATCATAACGAAATCAAATTGTGTCTTTAAATATGCGAATAACATATAAAGAGATGTTAAGTTTTCATTATCTAATGTACCGAACCCTTCATCAATTACTAAGAAGTTTGGTCTTGGTAAGTTACATACGTTGATTAGAGCGATTCTAATTGCCAAACCTGATATAAACCTTTCCATACCACTACACATCTCTAATCCCCACTTCTGGTCATCGTAAACGATAAATGCGTTAACGTTCTTACCATCCATCTCCAACTGCATCCCAAAGTCAACAATTTGTCCTAAGATGTTATTTACTTCACCTTCAATCATAGGCAATGCTTTCTGTATCAACTCATACGATACACCATCTCTACCCAATGAGTTAAGATAATACTCAAATAGATTATGAGTTTCTTCTAAATCTTTTACCTCTTTAATTCTATCTTCGATTGTTTCTTTTTGATTTTGTAAAGCAGATATCGTACCATTCATCCTTAGAATATCGGTATTATTATTTCTGATTATTTGTTTTATTTTTGTTAAATCAGAACGAACATCTACAATCTCATCTCTAACTTCTTTATTTTTCTTAATCTGTTTTTCGTTCTTATAATATTCTTCTATAAGTTGCTCCTGTTGAGCGATTTGTGTAGAATTCTTAAATTCTTCGGTCTCAATTGTTGATAACTTGTTAATAAGTTGAGATATCTCTCTATCTATCTTATCTTCTTTTTCTTTAGCTTCGTTAAAGTTTTTCCATTCTTCTTCTAAAGTTTTTAAAGAATCTATTTTAATTTGTAATTCAGATAATTTAGATTTTAGTTCTTTATTTTCCGATTCTTTTTCATCTAATTCTCTATCTACCTTTTCCTTTTGCTCTAATATTGTTTGAGAGTTTTCCATACAGATATCACAATCTTCATTGTATTTGTGTGAATCTAAATGTTCTTTTCTTTCATACAAAGAATCTAATTTTATTTGTATTTTATCTAAATCAGATTCTATTTTGTTAAAGTCTACTCTTGCTTCGCTTAGAGAATCCATTCCCTCTTCTAATACTTCTTCATCAAATTTATCTAAAATCTCCTCTAATGTTATCTGAAGTTCTTCTCTTTGGGTGATTCTGTTTTGTATTGAATCTTTATCGGTATTTACCTTATCTTTTTTCTTTTCTAAGATTTTTAATCTTTTTTCCAATTCCTCAATCGATACACCACTATCAGCATTTAACTTTACAATCTTCTCATTTAATCTTACAATTTGATTTTGTAAATCCTCTTCTTTACCTTTAGCAGTTTCTTGTTCCTTCTCCATTTCCCCATACTCCTCAATAGAAGTTTTAAGGTCGTTTTCGATATCGGCGAGTCGGGTCGTAAAATCATCACTCTTGAATTTTCTGATAAGTGAAGCGTTATCCCTATTCTCATCACTTGCTAATCCATATAGTTTATCAAAGATATCTACCCCCATAAATTGAGCTAATATCTCTTTTCTTTCCGATTGTGATTTATCTATGAATAGTGCGTTATCACCTTGTAGTGATAAAGTTGTAAGTACGAAATCCTCATACTTACCTAAGTATTGTATAATTGATTTGTTTGTATCCTTTCTCTGTTCACCATTAAGTGAAGTGATTAATCCATCCTCATCTTTCCAAAAATCTACATCAACCTTTAGATTTCTTCCGTGGTTGATTAACTTAGCTCTTCTCTCAATGTAGTAATCTATCTCATCTATTTGGAAGTGTAGTTTACATCTGAAGTGTGTTTTACGATTGTTTAGAATGTTCTTAGCAATATACGTTCTACTTGTCTTATCATATACACAAAACGATAATGCATCAAAGAGAGCTGATTTACCACTAGCATTAGGAGCGAATATACCAACGATACCTTTTGTTTTAGTAAAGTCCACTTTGTTATTCTCACCATACGAAAACATATTGGTAAACTCAAATGATTGTGGTATCCATTGTATGTTAGGAGTTACATCATCATCTGTAAGTTTAGTATTGATATCTCTGTTGATTTGCTGAATCTTATCTATTGTATCATCATCTGCCAAATATTGTCTTTCCAAATATCCTTTGATGAGTTCGTTTTGTAATTCAACATCCCTAACATTACCGATGGTTAAGTTCGTATCGAAATCACCGATTTTCTGTTTAGTTAAAGTATCCATCCGAGTTACAGTAAACTCTTGTACTTTGTATTTCTTTTTGATTTCAGTTAAAGCCCTTTTGATTTGGGATGGGTCAGTATTTGATATCCTAACTCTCAATCGAGGTTTCTTAGGCATATCATCTACATCAGGAACAACTCCGTTATCTACATCTAATGTGTAGAATCCATAATCATTAGGAATGTTAAATTCTTCGAATGTACGAGTAGGTACATCCCATAGTAAGTATCCATGCTTTTCTAAAGATTCACCATGATTTTGTTGAATCATAGAACCAGCATAGGCGATATGGTCTCCTCCAATAGTTTGTCTTTTGTGAATATCTCCCAATAGAGCCATATCAAATCCATCGAACATTTCTTCGGTGAATGAATTAGATGATACAATATACCCAACATCAGTTTTGGAATCGTTTACAGGCCCGTGAAAAAGGCAGATTTTATTCCTTCCATCAATGGTATCTCCTTTAGGCCAATTTTCCTTGCTATCAAGTATAGAATAGACAACAAAAGTAAGATTATGGATATTGTAAGTACCAGTATCACGAAGATAATGGATTCGAGGATTAGAGAGATTTTCGATAATAGGCGTAAGTACATCTAGTCTGTAGTTATTATTTAAGTTACAATCGTGGTTACCTGTGATTAGCACAGTCTCTCTAAGTTTAGCACATTCAGTTAGAAACCAACTAATCTCCTGCACTAATTCGGGTGACATCTCTGTTTTAGCATGAGCGATATCACCAGCAATATAGATGATAGAATCTTCTATATTGTCTTGTTTAACTTGTTTTAAGAATTTGTTAAATACTTCTCTGTATTCTTTGTGTCTCTTCAGATTTCTAATGTGTAAATCTGCAAGGTGGTATATTTTATTAATTACCATAAATTATTTTGTTTAAATATTTTAACTGAGTATCACTTAGTGTTTTAAGTAAATTAAAATTGTGTAATAGTTCAGCATGTTTTTCTCTATAGTATTGATGGATTCTCTTTTTTCCTATTGAGTTAATTGTAATGACTTGGTCAAACGCACTATAGATTCGTTCACCATCATCAGTAATATCATCAAAGGATAAATCAATTAAATCATCAAACAAATAAAATCCTAATTTTTTTAATACACCATACAATCCTCTAACTCCAAAAAATATTGGTATATGAAATGAGAAAAATGGTTTAAATATTTTTTCCGATGTGTATAGTTCAGCTGTTTGTACATAATTTGTACAACATACTAATGAGATATATGAATTCATTGTATATGGTAATGTAAGAGATGATTGGTCTACTTTACCAACCCAATCATAATCTAATACAATTGGTAATTCTGATTTTAATGAATTAAAATATTTTTCTGTTATTGGATATCCTATTTTGATATCTTTGAAATGAGTTTCATAATCTTCATCAAAATTACTATATGCTTGATATGAATAATACGTTTTATCTAAAAGATTATTTTCTTTTAGTAAACTATACACTAAAGTTCTATGTGGTTTAAAAACACCATTTGTAGAATAAAATATTTTATCTCTATACATTTTGTGATATCTTTCAAATAACATATGTACTAACCATCTATGCTTTGATAATCCAAAATTTAATAAGTAAAAATTAGGTATTTTTTCATTTACATTATTTAAAGAGTAGTGTGGATTAAATACATTTGGTTTATCTATAAAAGTACTTTCAGAATGAAATATAAATGTTTTACATGGAAGTGTATCTAATACATCAAAATTAAATTTTTCATATGCCTCACTTAAAAAATATGATGATTCAATGATAAGTGTATCATCTTTATTTACTTTTGATTTTACAAAATCAAAAATATTATTATCTACAGATACAGAATGTAATTGGTTTCCTAAATCATAAGTTAATGTTTCAAATTTAACACCAGCCTTATGTAAAATCTCACTCAGTTGTATATAGATACCATCACCAAAATTTACTTCTAATGTGTAAATCATATTTTAAATTTATCAGTATATGTTTTCAATAAGTAATCAGCAAATGCTTCAGCTCCCTCTTCTGTTGGGTGTTTATCTAATCTTATAAATTCAGAATAATCCAAAATTGTTTTTTCATCATCAGCATACATTGGATTTTTAGAATTTGATACTATCCATTCTCTGTAACACTCTCCTATCCATTCTTTGGATTCTTTTATGTTTTTAAGTTCTAATCGTAATAAATTAAACATTGTAGGTGTTTCCACACTTACAAATTTATCCATCAAATGAAAGTCATTTTTTAAACCTTCTAAGATTACAAATTTATAGTTTTTAGCTTTTAAATAATTGTAAATTAGAATTATATTTTTTATGTTGTTGTAATAAATTATTTCTTCTTGTGAAAAATAGTAGTTTACCTCTGTAGGTAATTTGAAATCACAAAACTCTTCAGCGTAAGGTCTAAATGTTGGACTATACTTCCCCTCCCACCAAACACACCTTCTAGCTGGTTCAGTTAATCCTATTATAACAAATGTATCATCAGGTGAAATGGTTTCATGCTTTATATCTTCAAACGTAGTTAGAGTTTCCCTATTTTGTTCTATCGATAAAAAATTATCAAATAGTAAATCATTACCACCAGATGATATCGCACCATTTAAATGAGTTAAGTTTAGTTTATTACCTATGTGATAACCAACTGCTCTTTTTTCTTTTCCTCTATCAGGAAATCCTCTCATAAAACTACAACCTAAAGTTAAAATGTTTTTCAAATTACTTCTCTTTTTGGTATTGTTAGTTTAAAGTTTTTCATCAATATTTTTTTGTTGTTGTTTAGTTCTGGAAAAGCATCTACATATAGTTCATGTAATTCTTTTCTTGATAAATCAAACAACCACTCATTAGCTTCTAAAAACTTTTTTGTTTTTTCTGTACCAGCTTCCATTGAATCAAATTCCCAAACTGATTTAAATATTTTACTTTTAAATGATAATCCAAACTCTTCTAATTTTTTATAGTAGTTTGATTGAGTTAAACAGAAATGAGGTAAACAATGTAGTATTGGTTTTAATGTTTTTTCTGAAATTTGATTAACAGTTCTTCCTTCATCTAATCTCATATCTTGTATATAATAGTATGTTTCTGATAATATTTCAAAATAAGAATTTAAGTATAACATAGGATTATATGATTCACCATAATCATCAACATCACTCCATCCTTTCTCTTCACCATACCATTTTTGATGTTTTGCATCTTCAGTAAAAGATTTCTTTGGAACTAAATCTGCGTTAATTGGTAAAAAATCATAATTGTATTTTAGATATTCTTCCTTCTGTTCATTTCTTAAACAATAATCTATTTCATCTTCAGATACACCGTTTAGGTTTGGCATATTCACAATACCATTATTTAAAATTCCTTTTTTATACAACCAATCAAATATCTCTAATCTTTCAAATCTTATATGGTTTGCTAAAAATGTAAAATTTTTTAATCTTAAAAAACTCAAACTCTTTTTTAGTAAATCTTCAAAGTACATTTCCCTTTCTAAATAAAAAAACGTTTGATACAACTTACAATCATATAAAATATGATTTGGTTTTCCTATATGATATAGATTAGAAGTTACTATATAATCAGCTCCATTATTTAATGCAGCTTGATAAGCTACATCATCTATTAATAAATCATAAGTAACACAATCCAACATAATGGGTCTATGTTGTTGATGTTCTGATATAGCATCTCTTTTAAATTTTTTAAATAATTGACTTTCATGTGTAGCTACAATGATTTTATAATCATTAAAAAACTTATCTACACTACTTTCTCTTACCTTTTGTTCCATTATATACCCATTAGTTTTTGAGAGATAATATCTTCAAATCCACTTTTCTTTGTTTGTTTTAAGATTTTATTAACTTCTGAGAATCCCATATCTCCAGCATCTTTTTCTGTAGGTAAGATGTTCGTAACTGTAATTCCGTTATTCATAAAATAATTTACATAGTAAAGAGCTTGGTCTTGTGCATCTTTATCTAATAATATTTTTATTTCTTTTACACCTTTTTTATAGATATTATCCATTAGAGTTTTTGGAATAAACTTACCCAAAAGGGGGATAGCATTACGTTTGATACTCATCGCATCAAAAACTCCTTCACAAAGTGTAATAGGTTTTTGCCAATTGATTTGATTTTCAAACACCGTAACATTCTTCGATACCGGCGGATTTTTATACTTAAATTTTTCCTCAGAGAATACAGACCGTGCGATGAAGTAATTGAGTCTATTATCTCTATCGTAACTCGGAATAATAATACGATTGGTGTAAATACCACCATCACAATAACCAATATTATAACGAATAATATCTTCCTTAGTAATACCTCTATCTTTTGCATATTGTACCACCTTTCTATATAATGGATTCAAACCTTTCGGTTCTACCAATAGAGATTTAAATTCTGATGGTAACCTTAGTTCTACCTTTTCTTCATCGGTAGGAGTTGCTGAAACGATATAATCATCACCATATATTTCAAAAACTTTTCGTATCCTTTTTGAATCAACATGCAAACGTTTTAAAAGAGTTTGAATCTTTTTACCTTTTGCATCACAAACCCAGCAATGCCACTTTTGTGTATTCAAATTTATTTGTAACTTCTTTTTATGGTGATGACAAAATGGACAGTGATGTGCTTGTTCATCTCCTCTAAGAGATGTACCAACACCCAAAACTTCATCCAAAATGTTAATTATAACCGATTTATCCCTCTGAGTTAGAGTCATATAAACTTTGTTCTTTTCCTGTTTTTACTAATATTGCTATCGAACCGATATCTTGTCTTATGTTACTAAATGAATGAAATCTATATTCTTCATTTTCTTTTAGAAAATCAAATACAGCCATTTGTATATCTCTTAAATTCCAAAAATCATCAACCATAATATATGGTACATCCATTTCAGCTACAGTATCTAATTCTTTTTTTAAAAATCTATATTGGTGGTCACTATCTAACCATGCCAAATCAAACTTTATATTAAGTTTTTTTATTTCATCTAAAAAATCCCAAGATGCTAAATTATAATATTTTACTTTATCATCTTTATAGTGATTGTTTATAAATTGAATACATTCTTCTGATGGACATCCACTTCCATCTAAATCATAATTATCACAAGTATATAGATTAAAATCTGAAAGCGTTTCATAACAGGTAAAACTGAATGAACCATAGTTTGTTCCAGTTTCTATAATATTCTTTGGTGATATACTTTTTAAAAATTCTCTCATAAAAGTATTACCTTTTTTAGAATTTTCTAAATGTTTAGAAGTTGATGCATCTAATGTACCACCATTACCACCCCAATCATTTTTATTATTAATACTTTTATTTACTAAAAAATCGTAAACAGGTCCTTTAAAAATATCGTTCATAAAGCATTATTTTTCTAAAATATACAACATACGATGTAAATATACGAAAAATTTTTCAATTTTCCAAATCTTTTCTAAAAAATTTTCCTAAAATATTATCATTGAAACAATGAGATTCATACAAAACATTGTGTTTTATCTGTTCTTCTAACTCATAATAAGTCATTGCTTTCTTTGTTTTACAGAATCGTAAGATGAATTTTTCAATATCATCACCATCCCATTTCTTTACTTCAGCATGTGATGATTGGTATTGTTTCCAATTTGATTCTTTTACTACCTTTCTTTTTCTCTTTGTACCTTTTAGTGGTGGTAGTGTTCGGTGTGCGTATAAAGATTTTCTTCCGATATAGAATTCGCCTGTAAATTTCTTTCTGATTTTATATATAAATCCTATTGAATCTTCAGGCATATCGGAAATTTCGGTAATCAGCTTACCTTCATATTTCCATGTGGGCATAGTCAAAAAGTTTATCGTTCAACTGAATCTGAGTAAGGTTTTAGATTTAGTTTTCCGCCTCTAGCTTTTTCTAAGTTTGATGGTTTAGATATATCCTTCCCACCATCTACTGAGATAGGGGTTTTGTCTGCGTTTGATTTTCCTAATTTAGAAAATTCAGATGCTTTAAATAAGTCCATTATTGAAGCCATAATATTTTCCTCTTTTATATAAATATAAGTTTTTTAATTAAACATCAATTCTAACAATGAAGTTAACTGGATAGTCAGGTAAGTTCTTAATTGGTTTTGGTAACTTAGCAACTGCTAACATTTCATTACTTTCATTGTATAATCCGATAGTTGTAATAAATGGTGCTAAATATGAACCAGTCAAATCTATTGAACCTGAGTTCCAATAATCATCCCAACTACCACTAACATATTCGTTAGTAACTGATGATGTAACCGAACCACTATAGTATGGTACTCTATCTATACTATAGTTTTCTCTAATCTTTATTGTTTTTCCTGGTTCTCCACTTACGATTGGTGTTGTTACAAAATCGTATGAACCGCTTTTAAATACTGTTACTGCTGTTGGGTTTTGTGAAAAATTAAACTCACAATCTCCCACTTCTAAAAAGTATTCATATTCGTAAATTGTGTGAGTTGCTTTGTATTTAAGAGTATATCCATTTTTCAATGTTGTACAATTAGAATCATTCATTACAATCAACCCATCTGAATAAAACACATTACCAATTACATACTCAGGCCAATTCGTAATTAAACCAAATGGATTATCATCATCTTCAAATCTAATAATACCACATTCAAAATCCATTGTAAGAATTGATACAGCGTTCATAGCCGTTGCTCTAGTATCAGCTGAACCAATTGGTGTAATCGTTAATACGTTTAACGAACCACTTTCAAAATTTGTTAAATCTGTAGTACCATGCCATTCATCACCATCAAAGTTACCGAAATGGATTTCTCCAGTTTCGTTATTTAAATATTTTATCTCAGCACATCTTGTAGATTCAATTAAATTACCAAATCCATCATCTACAATCTTAATTACTTTAGATTCTACTTTTGGAGTATCTATGTATAATTCTACAGAACCTGGTTTTATTTCTTCACCAAATTGAGATTGGGATAGTGGTAATAACTCAATTACATTTGTAAGTGTTTTTTGATTACCATATGCGAATTTAGAAATTCTACCACCACCGATTAATGGTGATTGTTTTGTAGATGGGTGATAGTATTTTGCGTATGTTGATTGATACAACATTCTCTGATAAAACTCATTACTCTTTGCTTCATTGATTGGGTCAAAGAATGTATCTAAGTCATAAGCTCCTCCATCACTAAAACTACTTAAATCATATTCACTAATAGATGCTGAACGAGCCGTATAGATATTATAACTACCTGAACTATGTATATAGCTCTTATGAGTCCTAAACGGTCTTACATTTGAATTTTCTGCTGGTATTTCTTTAAACATATGATATTACTCCTCTATATAAATATCACAAAAAGAAAAACCTCACTTTTGATGAGGTTCTTACTTTGTTTGAAAATGCGTGCCTACGGTTTAAAAGTCTAATTTAACTTTTACTAATACTTCTTTATCAAACGATTTTGCAATCGGTTGTGATGTTTTAGCCACTGCTAACATTTCGTTTGCATTGTTATATAATCCAATTGTTGTTATATAAACTCTTGGGTCTCTTTTGAAAGATGATACTGCGAATGCGTTATCTGAACCACTTACAAATGTTGGGTTGTTAGAGAAGTTAAACTCTCTGTTGTTTGCTCTAACAAAGTAATGTGATGTAGATACGTTTTCAGTTCTTCTTGCTTCGAAATCTGCTCCATTCTTAATAGCTGCGTATATCCAGTGATGTGCTTTTTTATCAGCATCTACCCCAGTAAAGTTTGAACCAGTTGTTGAGAATGTTACACTCGAACCTGTATGGTGAGAGAATCCAATCTCTGCTTCTATTGCGCCAGGATTAAGTACGATAATTCCTTGGTCTGGATAGAAGATACCATATCCTTGTCCTACTGAAAAATTATTACCATCTGTAGAACCTGATGTATATCTACTATCTATCGTTGCTTCTGCTGAAGAACCTAAGTTAAGTGAACCACTTACTACATCAAATACTCTACCTGCTTTTCCTACTGTATCTGAGAACTTCTTACCACTATCATCGATAAGTGTAATAGCTCCTCTTGAACCACTTAATTTAAGTGACCAGTTTCCGGCATCCATTGATTCTTTATATCTTGCTCTTGCTACATTAATTACAAAAATATCTTCAGTATTATGGCCCGTACCTGAAGCTGATGCAAATGTAAAGTGAGAATCTTCTTGTCCTAATAGATAAGAACGATACTGCATATATGTTGCTTTAGTTGGGAACTTAGCGTTATCGTTAGTTGAGAGGGCAACTGAACCACTACCACTAATATGTCCGTATGCTACTGCGTATTGTAATTCACCATTTGATGCGGTGTTGTAAATATTATAAAAATAATCAGCTGATGCTGATTGTGCTTGAGAACCAGTGTGATGTTCTGCTAATGAACCCGTATCACCAGTCCAAAGTCCTGTTGTTACGATTTCAACTTTACCTGTTATCTGGTCAAATTCACTAAATCTTTTGTAAATTCCAGAACCAACGGCTCCCCCATCTGTTACTAGCTGGTCACCACCACTTAGGTATTCATTAATAATACCAGCTAATTCTTCAGAAGAGACATCACCATCGGCGTTTTGTAGATACTGTGCTAACTCATTAGTTAACGCTGCTCCTTGTTGTCCTGCTATTTCTGCCATAATTTTTTACCCTCTTTAAGTTGTTACATATGTAATCGTAACAGGAATCGTTTGTGAACCACCTGTTTCATTTCCATATACCGTTATCGTTGTTTTAATTGTTTCAGTAATGTTCGGATTAGGAATAAACGTAAATTTTAATCCTGCTTCTACAGCTGCTGTAGTTGTTACTTCATCGCCTAAGAATACAGGTACCGAACCTGCTGATACTGCCAATCCACTACCTACAACTGTACCAGCGTTTTTATTTGCTAATACTACAGTATATCCTGCAGATGAATTACCTGAAGGAGATGTAGTTGGACTTAGTGATACCTCACCACTATCTTGATTTACTGCGATAGAAGGAATACCAAATTCCACTTTTGGAATCTTAGTTGTTCCTTTTGGTAAAGTTACCAATTTATATCTTAATACTTGTGTTTCGTCTGGTGATGCCTCTAAGACTGGAATCGCTTTGATAGCTGCATCATAATATGCAGAACCTTTTGGGTGAGCTGGTTCGTATAAACCATAATCAATCTCATCATCCCCTAATGCGAATCTCGTAATATTAAGACCTTCACCTGTTGCTAGCTTCTCTCTACCTTTTTTGGTAAGGATAGCATCTACTGTGATTTCTGTGTTATCTAAATATGCCATAATGTTTATTCCCTATATGTTTACAATATATAAATATAACTTTTTTAAAAATTAAATAAATTATTCTATCTCTAATATCGGTTCACCACTTCCCCTACCACTATCTGATACTTTTAATGTGTTAGGATTCGTAGTAAATACCTCTACTGGAGGTGTTCCATCTAAGGTTGTAGCTTGTGTTTGTTTACAACCTTTGAAGAATAAATTTTCCATACCAGTTGTTAAATCTGATGTGTTTCTATAATGTGTTGGTAAATATCCTTCCAATGGTGTTACTTGTACTACAGTTCCATCTGTATCAACATTACCAATAGTATTTGCTAATGAACCTGATGGTGATGTGAACGATACGATAGTTTTAGTTCTCACTACTGATTCAGAAACTATACTACCCAATGAACTATCTAATGGATTAAGTTGTACTTTTTGTTTAAATTTCTTTTCTTTTTTAACAACCCAAACTCTAAGTTTTTCTTTTTTGTAATTGTTAAATTTATCTCTGGTTGTTCTAATAGTAAATCCATTTGATGCTACAATACCAAACCCAGCTCTACTAATACCATCTGGGTCTAATCCAATTATTTGACTATTGAATACATCTAATTCACTTAATAACGATTGAGATGATTCAGCATCTAATATTACTTCATAATCTAATCTGTTTCCAGATAAATCTTCAATTTTTGAATCTGTTACAGTTGCATTATAATCATTGTAATTTATTACTAAATCAGGTTGAGTACTTTCACTAACAATAGTTTCATATTGTGGTATTGTTGGTTGAATATCAATTACGTTTTCTAAATCTAATGTAGCTTCTTCCTGCTCTACCGATGAACTAATACCAATAACCGAACCTCTTGATACATCCTCAACCCCCTCTTTAGATTCCATTAATTCTGCAGTAGGTTTTTTTCTTTCTTCTTTATTTCTATGTAAAATATGAGGTTCTATTAATAATCCATCAACTACCTTAACCCTAGCAGGAATCATTTGCTTTATTGTTTCAAATAAAGATTTATCAATATATTTTATAATATTAATATATTCGTATATGTTTAAGTTATATCTACCAAAGACATATTCTTTTAAATTTACCAAATCAGGATACTCATCTAAATATTGGTGAGATGGGTCTCCAATATAATCATCAATACTGAAATCAGGTAATGTTTTGATGATATCCATATTTAATTCTTTAGATGGTGATAAGAATATACCTAATCTATTTGAATCTAATGGTGCAGTATCAAATGATTTTTTAGTAGCTCTTTGTCTATAAGATAAGTTTTGTACTAATGATGCCGATTCAAATCTAAATTTATCTGCAGGTCCAAATCCCATAGCTGGAACTTTAGCGGTTACAGTTCTATCATATACTTCATAATGATATGGATATGTTGAATTATCACCAAATCCACTACCAGTTGCTGAACCAGCGTATCTGATTGTTCCATTAGAACCTGTATCAGGTGCTACGTTTGGTATAGATTGAGATACATTTAAATTCTTTGGTTTTTCAAAATCCAATCTTAACATTAAATCTTCTGTAGATGAAGAAATGTGATTACCATTTGTTTTTTCTGGCATCAATGTGTGGTCTTGAATTACTGATGATGATAGTGATGAACTCCATATTCTTACTTCATCTAATGAACCAGTAAACCCATCACCAAATGCCAATTGAGAACCACTATAGAATGTATTAATTGATGATGTAAATTCAGTAGATGAACTTATAGCCATTCTGATTCTACTTTGGAAATCTTGCATAGCAACCAATTCAATAGATTCTGATGCTCCAGCTTCTGATGCTGAATGATGGTTTACATTGATTACTAATTGTGTAAATTCATTATTAAATAAAGAACCACTTTCGGTAGTTACTTCACCGAATGAAGATGAAAAGTTTAATCTACCCATATTACCATGCATATGTTCTAATTTAACATTCCAATATGGTTCATTGGTTATAAGTGATTGAGTATGTACATTATCTGTTTTAAATCTAACCTCAACCGCATGTGATGAAGATACACCATTTTCTAATTTCCAATCTACTAATATTTTTGAATTATCTACATCGTTAGGCATTTTTACTGCGGATGTTCTATCATCAAATGTAAATGTAGAAGTTTGTGATTCTTCTTGTCTTGGTCCACCAAACTCCATAATAGTAAGAAGTGATGATGGAATACCATATGTAGAAAGTACTGCACTTAATCCTCTACGAGTACCTTTGTGTTTTAGTAGATATGGAAGATTATTTAAAATCCTTCTCCATATTGTACTTTCGTATTCTTTACCAGTCTTAGCTAATTTTTGGGTTTGTGTTGAATCTTTATACCCTAAAACATACTCCCATAATGTTTTTGTTGATTGTGAAGAATGTGGAATCCAACTATAATTTTTAAGGATATGTTTTAACATATCATCACTAATACCGATTCTTTGTTTTTCTTCAACTTTAATATTTTTCTTTAATGCCTTAACATAACTCCATAGAATATCAAAGTGATGCCCAATCATATCTAAGAACATTATGAAATCAGTTTGCTCATCATCGTTTTTAATATATTGTGGAACATTGTTAGGTAAATAATCTACATTGTTTCTATCATATGCTGATGAAGATACTAATAAAGTATTGTACCAAGCTACTGCATCACCACTACCAGTTGATTGAAGTGATACTCCATCTGATTCTTTTGGATATGCTAATGATGATGTAGAATCTGTTAGGAAATGTTCATATCCATCAAAGTTAGCTTTTACATCATTTATTTTCTTTTGTAATGATTCTTTTTCTCTTAGTAATGATAACGAACCTGTTGAAGAACCACTACCACTTTCTATTGTAGCAATACTATTTTTGTAAGTTTCTAATAGTGATACTTTGTAAAAATAGTTTCTAGCTCTTTCTTCTGCTGAACCAAAGTGTACGAAATTATCAAACCTATATGTTTCAGATATAGTTCCATCTACAGAGTATCCATATTCTGTTTCTATATAATCGTATGAAGAAGAAACATATTGAATATCTAATTTTTTAGTATCAACACCAGATGAAGATACAAATGTATCTATAAGTTTTGCTGATGATTTTGAACCACTAGCTACTAAATCATCTATAAGTTCAAATCCAGTATCAGCAGGAGAACCACACTCATTAATCATAAAGTTAGGTCCTTTTAATCTTACACAATACTCTTCTGAATCATCAACTATTGATACCTCTTCAATAACAGGTCTTGTTATGATTTTAGAAATCCATAACTCCTGATTTGGTTGTACTTCTTTAGGTAATGGTTCATACATTTTAAGAACTAATGCATCGAATCCATCTTTCTTATTATTTGGGTCTGGTAAATTTAATAAATTGTTCGTATCATATTCTGCGAAGGTTTGGTCATCAGTATCCCAAGTTGTAATTAGTTTATTATCACCATCACCAAAGTGAGCCAAATGCGTTAAGTATTTTGATGTATCATCATCAAACAAAGTTGTATCGAAATCAAACGCATCACATAGTTGGTCTATTGTTGTTCCTCTTGGTAATTCTAAATCAGATTTTACAAATTCAATCTCTACAGATTCTAATTTACCGATTACTTCTTTTTTGGTAGATGTGTTGTGTGGTTGTAATAAAATCGTAAATGTTATTGAATCACCATCTTCTTTGTAAGCACCATTTAATTTTTTAATTACACTTTGAACATTAAATTCTACACTTTGATTTGGTGAGAACTTACCATATGGATTTTTCTTACTACCTAAATAAATGTTTACAAAATTTGTATTTACTGATTGATATTGAATAGAGAATGGAACATCGTATCCTGCAAAATCTGCACCTTTTAATAATTGTGGATATGATATGTTTACAATATCAGGAGTTTTTACTTCTACTTCATTTACAACATTTATAGAAAATCTAACAGGTGTACCATCACCATAACCATCATTAGATGGAATAACATATCCAGTGTATTGACCAACACCAGCGTTAAACATTTTATTACTTATTGTAAATACACCACTATCATCGTTCTCAACAAGAGTTGTTTTATTTAACTTAAAGGTTGTTTTATCTGCGTTTGTAGAATCATAACCTAATGGTATTTGTTGTGGTTGTGCTATATTGTATTTAAATGATGTACCACTTAATCTTACAGATGGTACTACGATTGGAACTACTTTTTCAAAATCTATAACAACAGTCATAGGTCCGTTTACTGATAAAGTAATTTCATTAGCAGGTACTGTTTCGAATCCATTTGAAGTATCACTATCAGCACTCCCTTTAATTACTTTAAATTTTACAATTTTATAATTATCAGGTTGTTTTGCTCTAAGTAAAATCTCAAATGGTTGTTTACACTTAAATGTATCTGTACCAACTCTATTAACTTCAGAATATTTTTGTGTGATAGTAGCTGCATATTTTCCTCTAATATCATCACCAGCTTCAGCTATCACCAATAATTCAGGAGATGGAGTTGGTGGTGGTGTATCAACATCATCATCCACATCTATATCGATATCAATATCATCATCTACCTGTACTTTACTTAGAGCGAATGGTAATGTAAAACTTTTTCCTGTTGATGCTGTTATAAAGTTTTGTTGTTTTCCATTTACAAACTTTTTTATATCAATTACATATTGACTTTTTCTTTCTTCTATTTTTACTCTTGGTTTAACTTGACTTCCGAATCTCGCTTGTTCTTTGGGAGTTCTGTTTACAGAAAAACCTCTTTCTCCAGCTAATACTCCTCCAGCTTGAGTAAATCTACCTTCTCTTAATGGGTCTAATCCAGCTCTTATAAAACTTGGTGAACCTATATCATCAAATACATCTCTATCGCTATCAGGTTCAATAACAGTAGGTTTATAATATATTCTACTTTTTGTTTGTAATTTACTTTGTATGGTATAGTAAATATTAGATTTATTATATCCAGTTCTTCTAACTCTAATTGTTTTTTTAGCAAGTAATTCTTTTTGAGAAAAGAATAATTGTGTATTTGTTCTTTTAGTTGAGTTAGTACCATTTACGATTACTTCAGCACCTGTAGGTGTTGATGTAACATTAATTGCTACTTCTCCTGATACTGTTGGGATTGTTTTTATTTCCGTTACTTCTCTCTGTCCTTGGTCGAACTTAACAACACCACTTGTAAATCTATTTCCTCTAGCATCTCTTAACTCTTCACCAGCTAATGCTAAATCTTTTTCTCTTATTCCAAAATCATTTTTAGTAAGGTTTTGTGCAATTCTGTTTTCTATTACACCTCTACTATTTGTAAGTTCAGCTGCACTTAATCCCTGATTTTCTAATGCTCTTGCTTCTATTCTATCAGCAACATCTTGTAATATAGCACCCATTGGTTGGATGTTTGTATTACGTCTTGGTTCACTTTTAATAACAGAAGATACACTTCTAGTTCTATTTCCAACTTGTAAGTTTACTGGAATTTTTGGTTCTCGTGGAGCTACATCTTTAAATCCTTTATCTTGAATAGGTGGTTTAGTTTTAAATAAACCAACTGGTATTAGATTTGCTGTACTTGCTCCTCTTGGTTGTAAATTTAAAGCTGCTGGTACAACTTGTCTTGTTTTTGTTACTACTTTAGGAGCTGGTTTTCTTATTACCACAGGTGGATTCTTTGGTTGTGGTTTTGGTTGAGCTGGTTTTGGTGCAGGTTTTGATATCACCGGTTGCTTTTTTTGTTCAACCCTAGCTCTTAATAATTGAGTTTTTACTTGAGCAGGTACGATAACTTTTGGTTGAGGAAAACTAACATTTGTTCTAATAGTACCTAATTGATTAAAAGCATTAGGTGTCAGATTCCTAGCGCCAATATTAGTATTTCTTTTTTTAGAAGCACTACCATATGACCTTGCTAATGGACTACTATTAAATATACTTTTTCCTCTTCTATTAAACATTATCTACCTCTTCTTCTTCTACCGAAGATACTCCTTTTTTTAGTTCTTGGTGTTAACGGCTTTCTACCTAAAAATGTTGTAGGTTTAGTTCTCGTTCTACTTTTACGTCTATTAAATATACTACTCTTCTTTCTTGGAGATGATTTTGGTAATGAAACCCTACCCCTAGATGGCTTTGGAAATATTACTGGAGCCGCTTTAGGTGCTGGTGATGGTCTTGATTTTACCCTACTCTTTTTCGGACTAACTATATTTTGAAACGCTCTTTTTCTTACCTGCGTTAATGCAGGTTTATTTGTTTTAATTGGTTTTATACTTTGTGGTATAAATGGATTTCTATTAAATGGAGATGGTGTTTTAACTCTTGGTTTTGGAGTTGGTTTTCTTTTACTTACTTTATCATTTCTTCTTTTTACAAAAGGATTTCTACCTCTTTTAATATTTAATCCACCTGTATTGTTTTGTTGAAAAGGATTTCCTACATTAAGGAAAAATCCTCTGGCAGCACCTGCATCACCTGTAGCTCCAGGTGCACCAATATACTTTGGAAAAGTAATTTTAGGAAGTTTTATGTTTTTAGCTATTTCCCTTTTCATTTTTTCCATATCAAATTTGATTGGTTGAAACTCAAATTTTATATTTTCTTTAATTGTATCGATATCAGGTAAATTTTTAATTAGTTCCTTTTGTTCTTTTGTCAATTCAATTGGTTTGATTTCATCCTTAACTTTAGGTTCAACAAATGTTGGAACAGGCGTATCTGTTACACACAATTCTTTCTTTTCTACTCTTACACCTTTATCAGCTTTTACACTACCTTCCAATGCACATATTCTTGCTGACCTACCATCTGGTAATGTAAATGATACACTATCTCCATCCATTTTTGTATATCGTACAACCTTAAAATCTTTTTTTCTTCTTCTAAAAATTCCTCTTCTTTTTTCGGGAAGATTTAATAACTGATAAAAGTAATATCTTTTTGGTGGAGATACTATTTTAATAGGTGTTGGTGGAGCTGGTTTTTCTTTTACTTTTCTTGGTGTACTTAGATTACCAACTTTTGCTTTAGTTACTTTTAATGGTTTTATTACACGTTTAGTAACCGAAACATCAGTATCTATTTTTTTAGATTTTCCAAATTTTTGTAGAACAGTTTCTATTCTATCTATCGATTCTAATTTTGTAGTTGATGCTACATTTTGTGTATTTACATTTCTTTTTGGTAAATTAAAAGCAATAACATCACAAATGATTTCATTAGATGTTTTTACTAAAGTTGATATATCGAAGCTTTGTTGGTTTTTGTTTACCAACATTGGTTTACCATAATCTTTACTTGTAATTTTATATTGTCTATTTCTAATATAATACCCTATAGCTTCTTTTGATTTTATAACACAAGTATCTATAAATCTTTCAAAGCTATCTATTTTAAATTCTTTTTGTAGATTTTTAATCCAATCACTACCATATAAACTATTTACTTTTTTTAGTACACTTTCTGTAGAGATAGTATCAATAAATCCATCTAATCTATTTACAACATCATCTCTAAATTCACCATTTCTTAAAAAAATATTGTATCTATTATTTAAATCATCTTCCATTAATTTACTATCAGGTTTAATTGGAAGAACTCTAATTTCTGTTCTTGATGGTGCTATTTCGTGAATCCATACTTTGTTTTGATTTGCTTCACTACCAACCCTTTTATTCAATAGAGTAATTTGTGTTCTAAATAATCCGTTCTTATATCCAGCTTCATTTATTAACCTTTCAATATCTACAAAATATTCAGCATTTGAATTAGAGGTTTTACCTCTTGCAATTAAAATATATTTTCTAATATTTTCAATATCTGCAATATTTACATATCTAACTAACTTACCATTTTCACCTTGTGGTAATTGGTTATCTCCATTATCGTAAAGGATAAACTCAATAGTATCTGTTTCACCTCTACCAAAGAAAGATGGCAAAGTTCCTCTTTCAAAGATTTTTCTATCTTTGATATCAACTCTTTGAGCTTCTTTTTGCAATACTTCTTTAAAGTTTTTAATTGCCATTATCCACCATCTCTTTCTTTATAAATTCTTGCACCTATTGTTACAGTATCACCACCACCACTTATTTTTATATCACCATTATAATTAGAAGCGCTACCCTTCCAACCTACAGTTCTTTTCCACGGCTCTAAATTTCTTTTACCATATGCCTTAGATAAATCAAACGAAACAGGTATTGATGCTGAATTTCCAGCTGTTATTGTTTTTGTTTTTGCTCCTGTTAATGGAACTTTTCCCCCCAATGTTGGATATGTTATTTGATATGTAATATCATTTTCAGTAGTGTTAAGAATTATTATTTGTTCACCATTTACCAATCCTGGCGTTTTATCTCTTCTCCATTCTGAAGTATGATAAAAGAATGGAGGTTTAGTAGGGTCTCCTTCTGGTTCAACTCTATAAGTCCATTTACCACTAGCTGATTGGTCACCACCAGATGCTAATTCAGCCGTTTTACCTTTTAGTTGTTCTTCTAATGTACCGACTTGAGCTACTAATGCTTCTTTCTGTGCTACCAAACCTTCTACTTGTGCTTCCAATGAAACTCTTTCGATTGCTTCTGCTATTGATTTTTGAATAGCTTGTTGTAAATCTAAAGCGGTTTGTGCAAATTTATCAGAAGCTGCTTCTGCTGAATTCTCAGCTACTGCTACTCTAATAAGTGAAGCATCTAACTCAGATTTTAATCCAGCTATTTGTGATTCTAAATCAGATATCTTTGCTCTTAACTGAGATAAAGTTTGATTTAAACTTGCTATTGTTTCGTTAGCTTCATCTAATAATGCTTGTAAAGCATCATATTCACTTCGTAATACAACATCAGGTAAATCATCTGGAGCTTGTGGAATTAGTTCATCCACATCAGTATCTAAAGCAAGTATAAGTTGTTCCTCATCGTATTTTGGTTTTTTCAACTTACTGAACATCTCTCCATCCATAGACCCGTTTACTTCTTTCATTTGCTCAGCAAAGAAGTTGTGTCTACCATAAGGGTCGATAGACTTCACTGCGGATGAACCACTTGCGTTTAGTTCTTTAACTCTTATCTCTTTATCTAATGCCATTATTCAGTTACTTCAAATATATAATCATCATCAAAGTATTCAGCAGAACCTGTTCGTTCTATTTTCAACTCTACCTTATAACTTCTATTTACTTCAAAATTTGTTAAATCTAAACTAATTCTACTTTTGTTTCCATATGTACTTAGTTTAGAATAATCACCGAAAGGAATAATAATATCATTACTTTCGTTGTCTCTTATTTGGTAGAAAGATGATGTTGGAAGTAAGCTGCCTGTGGAGTATCCAAATGTGTTTTGAAAAGTTTTTTGTGGATACAACTCTCTTGCGAATACCTCTATATCGTATCTTCCACCGGCTTTATATGATTTTTTCAATCTTTTCAATGATACTTTGTATTCTTCTGGTAACGCTTGTAGTGAACCAGTTTCATATCTACTATCATCCCAACCGATTCTAATCTTTGGTTGATATATTGTATGTGTTTCTTTACTAAAGAATTTTAATTGTCCATAATCAATATCATTGTTTTCTTTTTGTGATTCGTGCTTTATAATAAATCCTTCGTTTGGATATCCACCATCTAACCAAAATGAAAGTGATGAAGATACATCAACAATCAAATCAGATGATTCGTAATCATAAGAACGAGTAGCTTGGGATGCGGTGTACCACATACCACCCTTACCATCGAATGAACCAGTTGCACTACCACTATTTGGTACATTAGTTGGTAACCAATTAGAACCACTATCTCTGTAGTTCCAAGTTACACCAGTTGTTGATATATCATCAAATCGAGTACCATTACCCATTTCCCAACTTTGTGAAACAGGATTTATTTCTAACGAATATGATAAAGGGATTTCTGTTGGTTCAGTTTCTCTAAGAACTAATTCAGCAACACTCATAGTTACATCACCATTTGCTAAACTAGCTGATAGTGTATTTGTATCAAATTTAATTAAAGTTCTAGCAGTATCTTTAAGTGAACCATAATAAACTTTAGATACTTCTAATATTTCATCCAACCCAGTATTTTGAGTTGGTTGTTGTAGAAATATACTAGCGTCTTTAGATGCGGTTAAAAAATAATACATTATACAACTCTCCCTCTTATATCCCTATCAGGGTATTTAACTTCAAATATCGATGGGTCTAACGAAGGATAAATTTGTTTATTCTTTGTTGCTCCTTTGATATCGTATGCGTTTGGTGAATAACCTGAAGTACCTCCACATAAGTTTTTAAACTCTGTTTTAACTACGGATTGTACTCCCTCTATATTTCCTATTAACATTTCAACTTCACCAATGTTGATTGGCATGTTAAATGTCCATTTATCTATTTCAAAGTATTCTTTAAGTGCGTTTATACAATTAGTTAATACTTCTCTTTTATTATAATCTCTATAAACTCTTATTTCAAAATCTAAACCTACATTTATAATGAATCCATCAATCATATTTACACCATCGGTTAACATTCTAAATTCATTTAAATAAGTTTTAGCGTTTTCTTTTACTGCTCTATTAAGAGAAGTTAATTTTTTATTAGAATCATATCCTAAAACATATAAGTTTACTGCGAATGGATTATTTTTTTCTTTTGTATTTGTTTTTTTATTTGATAAGAATTTAGAAACTTGCTCTTTGATTTGTTTATCAGTATTCTTACCATCAGCTTGTAAATCTTGCACCAACTTAGAAAATTCGTTCAATGCCGTTGGTGAAGCAAGTATAGAGCCAGGTGAATTATCATCTAAGTTACCATCAGCTGTACAAAATGCTTTTGTGATATTACCAAACTTAGGTGGCATTGATAATGCTCTTACTTGATAATCTTTAGATGTTACTGCTCTGTTTTGTGAACCAAAGTTAGCTATAGCGTTTTGTCTTATCTCTTCTAATGTTTCCGCTCCTCTACCACCAGTTGCTGGTTGGTCATTATCTACTGCTAATGAGTTCTTTACAGTTGAGTAAAGATTTCTTGCTCCATCATCAAATGCTGATAAATCTTCATCAAACTCAACTTTAGTAATTCTTTGTATTTTATTTTGACCAACGTTTGATTCTACACCACCACCTACTAAATACTTTACAGTCATTGTTGTGTTCTTTGGTGATTGTCCGTATGATTTAGTAAGTAAGAAGTTTGATGGGTCAAAAGATTCTCCTAATTTATCAATAGAATTAGGTAATCCTAATCCAACATTTTTAAATGTAGGTATTAATAATTCATCATTCTTACCAGCATCACCACTACCAAATTCAATTGTAGTTGTTCCATTTGAATTGGATACTGCTTTAAATCTTCTTGGTGTTTTTATTAATTTAAGAATTGATGGTACTGTATTTTTAAATTGAGATAAATCTTTATCTTGAGATTCTGTATTTGAATACTCAACGTAAACCATCTCTTGTCCTAAGTATGGTACTTGATAGTATTTGTTATTGTTACCATCTCTAACATCATAGATACTGATAACATTATTATCAGGTATATCTATTCTTGCGTATTCTTCTTGAGTTGTACCAAAAGTTATTTCTATTTGTTTTTCCGTAGCTGATATTACATCTACATATTTTTTTACCAAATAAAACTTTGGATTATTCGTTGATGCATCTCTTTCATATACACTTATTTCTCTTTCATCAGCATCTGCGAAATCTACAAGTTCTGTTGTTCTAAATTGTACACCATCGGCATCTAACTCCATACCTTCTTTTACTCTTAGGTAATAATCAGTATCAGGTTCAAATGCTAAATCACCCGATGAGATTGGGTTTGTTAATCTTCTTGATGGTACTAATTGAAATACACTTAACTTAGTTGTAGCTGGAGTTGTTGCTTTAGCTTTATACCCCATCATTTTAGCTAATTCAAATATATTTTCTCTATCTTCAGCAGTAGTAATCAATGATTCCTTTAAAGTATCATCAATATAATATCCTAATACATCACCGATATATGATGCCATTTCTATAAACATCATACCTGGCGATGATTCATTAAAATCATTATATGTTGTTGGGAAGTAAGTTTTAGCAAATTCAATTAGGTTGGTTCTAAAATCAACGAAATCTTTATTAAGGTATTTAATATCTTTACCTTTATCTTTAAAACTTTTTATTTGATTATTTAATGCCATATTATTCCTCTACCAAAAATGTTAATGTATCTAACGTTTGGTCTCCTTCTTGTCTAAACTTCAAAGATACTTTAGCTTGATTATTATCAGTCATTTCTTTACTTATATCAATGTTAATATCTTCTACTATAACATAAGGTAACCATTTAGCTACTGCATCATTTATTGTAGTTTCTAAATCCTCTTCAAATTTCTCTGTTGCAGGATTGAACAACAAATCATGTAACCCACTTCCAAAATCTGGCTGAAATATTCTTTCCCCTCTTTTGGTAAGTAATAAATTTTTTAAGTTGGAACGGATTTGGTCGAATGTTCTAAAAGATTGTCTGAAATATCCTTCATTACCTCTTTGTATTGGTAATGTAATACCTACTGCAAAGTTGTTAAACTCTTCAGTATCGATTACAATCTTTTTATTCAACTCATAAGCCATCTTATGCTCCTACTCCTCTTTTTCTAGTCATAGCTTTTACAAGCTCTGAATTATCTCTGTTAAGAATCTTATCTAAACCAGGCACACCAGTCTGTACTCCTAAACCTTGTGGTTGTGGTGCTGATTGTTGTCCCATTGGTTGTAATCCCATCTTTTGAGCCATCTCCTCTCTAAAAGATTGGATACCACTTTGTCCTACAGGTGTTCCTCCACCAGCAGCTGCTACGTTGTGTGTTCCAAATGTAACTGTTTTATCCATCGTATCAGTAACACCACTCTGTAGAGTTTCGTTTAGTACTTGGTTTAACATAGGGTTCTTAGTATATGTTTGATTCTCAACAACTGGTTGAGATTCTTTTCTATCTTCATCTAATACTGCATTAGCTAATGAAAACGGGTCTACTTCTTCTGTTTTATTAGAAGTAATAGTTTTCATTCTTGCCTTTACTGCTTCATCTAAAATCTTAGGAAAAGTTTTCTTTAGAAAAACTTCTTGTCTTTTAGATACCTCAGCTTCTACTAACGCTTTGATTACTTTTACTAATTTTTTCGAATCCATAATTGTTTTCTGTTTTAATATAAATATACACTAATAATATTTTACTCTCAGAATGGTACATTCCAACATCGTTCTCCGTTTTTTTCAGGATTTTGAGCTATATAAAACTTACCATCATACTCAACAACATCTCCAGAATTAAATAATGCTCCCTCAACAAATGGTTTAGAGTTCGGTACGTTATCAGTATTTAATGGTTGCCAATCTGAGTTTGGTTCTCCATCAGAATTATCATCATCACCATCACGACCAAAACCACCTGGTATTATATATCCACTCCATTGAATCACACCAGGAGCTGGAACAGGGGATGGTGCTGCAGGATACATTGATGTTGTATAAATCATACCCTTTAATGTAAGTAAGTGAATTTGTGCAGCTAATATAATAAAATCAACTAAAAACGCAGATGATAATACTGGTGGTGTTGGAAACTGAGCTACCCAAGTGCCAGGATTAATACATAGGTTTTGTGTTACTACAATATTTTGTATAGCGCCAGGTGCTGGGATTGGTGGAATCGGAAATGGATTCATTGTTGCACCAGCCCAATATGCTTTAAAAGCACTACCTAAATTTTTAATTAATGGTGATAATGCTGGACCTGGATTAGCGAAACATTGTGCGAGTGTTACTGCTATTAAAGATTCCATAGCTTGAGTATTTCCTTTTTGTACCGAACATAGATTTATTCCTTGAATACCTCTACGCATACACATATCATATTCGAATGTAATCTTTTTAGCATATGCTTGTGATGATGAAACTCCTGTTGGGTTTTTCATATACCTTAACATATTTGAACGAAATACACCCCAACTCATTTTAGTCTACGAAATTTTTCTTACTTAATATAATACTTAGCTTTTGTTTTATTTGGCTAAACACTGCTGCATTAACAGGTGGACCAGATGGACCTGCAGGTGTTGGGTGAGTCATCTGATTTATAGCATCTATAAGTTGTGATAATACATCAACTAATTGGTCACCCTTAACTAAAGGTTCTTCTCCACTACCATTACCTAAATGAATTTCACCATTAGCTCCTGTTTCTATTGTAAAATCTTTATTATTTGTTGTAAAAATTGAATCATCTTCTATGTTAGCGGTAATACCACCTTTATTATCTATTGATAACCCACCATCTGATATAAACCCATAATTACCTTTTGAATAAAAAATCATTTCAGATTCTTTTGCTGATATTATAACTCTACCACTATTAATTAATATTTGGTCACCAATTAACTCAGATGGATAATCAGTAAATGAATTTGGTTTGTTATCAAAGTTTGATGAACCACCATCATCAACAACACCTGGTTGAAAATCTAATTTATAGTTTAATGATGATAATACAATAGTAGAACCATCTCTGTTTACATCTTCGTTGGTGGTGCTACCAAATTCAGTATCATTTTGTGATACATCGTTTTCTCTATTTCTTAATATGATTGTTGGTGATAATGTTCCATCTTCATTATTATATCCACTAAATCTTATTGATTGTCCAAATCTTGATTCAACTAAAGTATCACCTTCATAATATCTCAATGGATGTATATCATTTTGCTTATCTTCAAATACTTCACCTAATTTATTATCTTCACCACTATCTGATGTTGATTTATTAGCTATACCAGTATTTGATGTAGATTGATAATCATCTTTACTATTTTCTTTTTCTTCAAATCTTTTAAAGAAATCAGAGATAAGTGTTGATGATGTATCTATGTTTGGTGTAATATTATCATTACTCCTTCTGTAGAAGTAACCAGTCTTTGTATTAAAAATATCTACCTTTTCGTTTTTGATTGGTAGTGTGTTAAAGTTTTTATCCATAGGAGCTGCGAAGTTATCACCCCCATCACCTTCTACTGAACCTTTGTTCATTGGGATAAATGATATGTGTCCAATTTTACCTAATCCAACTATACCTTCAGTTACTAATGGATTTGTTTCATCTAATATTACATCAGTTACAACACCTTTAAATACTTCGGCATCATCGTTTTTGAATACATTACCAAATAAACGTTTAGCTGGTTTTGACCTACTTCGATTACTTCTATCCATTATCTACCTTTTGTTTTAATTCCTCAACTTCATTTGTTAATTCATCAACCTTAGCTTCTTGCTCATCCGCAACTTCACCAACTACATCTTCTAATTGTTGGAGTAATTGTTCTTTTTCTTTATCTGTAAGGAATCCATCTTCACCGATTGTTTTATCCTTAGAAGCTATCATTCTTTGTGCAATAGCTGCCATCTTAATTAGTGATTCATCGTTTCTAACAGATGTATCTACTAAATCTTTTATGATTGGACCTATTACTGCCATATCTCCAGAATGCCTAATTACCTTTTTCATTTCAGCAATTAGTTCTGATATTCTTTGTTTTTTATTTTGCTGGTTATCGTAGATATCTTTAAACAATCCACTTAAATCTTTACCAGGAAATAATTGAAAATCTGTACTCATAATTTTTATACATTATCTTACTATAAATATTGGAAATAAAAAAACCTCCCATTTCTGAGAGGTTTTAGTATCTTAACCGGTTATGGTTTTAATTCTTAAGCTTTCTTTTTAAGAATGTGGTATAAAACGAATGCACCTACTAAACCAAGTAGACCTTCGTTACTCAATCCACCTAATATACCCATAATGTTGTCCACTACAGATACCTCAGGCCAGAAAGGAATATTAGCACCTTTGAATAATACTTCTAATACTACTCCTAAAGCGATAACACTTATACCGATTTCTGTTAGATGATTAGCCCAAGAGCCAATCTTTTTAAGAAATTCCATATATTACTCCT